GTGGTATGCCGGGAAATCCTATCCGCATTCATTTCTGACATGAAAAAAGCCCCCGGTCAAACAACCGAGGACTTTCACCAGATCAACCCACATCACTAGGAGGCAGGATTTATCTATACTACGCGCATGGGCGTTCAGGCAAGGCCGGGAAGAAGCTCACCTCAAGAGATGAACCGTCGATATCCTGATTGAAGGCCGAGCCCGTGCTGGCGATCGTTACACTCTCATTCTCAGGGAATGAACGATTTCCGCCCTCAAGGGTCATTTGCGGGATATGAAAATAAACGCCGCCATCCTCATTCCAGAACGGCATACGCAGGCTTACAACCTTATCGCAGCGAATACGCTCGATCACATCTGGGTTCGTAAACAACGCCGTGCCTTCTGTCGTAACCGCCAGATCACCCAGATTGATCTGAGCAGCTTCAACCTGACCCATAACTTTGCGAGCTGAGAGGCCGTTTCCGACCGTAAGGTTCAGGCTATCGAAGTCAGTCATCAGGCCAGTTTCGTCAAGGTCATCGATCGACAACCGGATAAGGTCAGTTGATGTGCTGAATTCCTCGGTTGCATTGAAAGCCTTAGCGTCAGCCAGGCCGGTGGCCTGCGTGGTCACGGGGTTATCGGTAATACTTCCGATGAAGCCAAATGACAGGTTAACGAAGCCGTCAGTGCTGGCTTCAATCGCGAGGGAGTCGCACGCGTTGTCTTTCGCATACTCATACGTGGTGGCCACAGCGGGGTCTTCAAACACCGTTTTCAGGCCAAACATGTAATACGCACGAAGGAACTTGGCGTGGTCTCGAGAATAGTTTCGCAGATACGGGCCGAACAAAAGATCAACTTGAAGGCCGGCACCGCTCTCAGCAACATATGCCTGATCACGCTTAACAAGGGTCAGAAGGTTTGCCTCAATACGGGAAACGATTGCGAACCCAGAGTTTTCTTCCTCTGAAAAGGTGTTGATGGCGTCGACGCCCCCAACATAAATCGCCTGACCCTCGACAATACCCAACGTCGTGAAATCAACCGAGCCCGCGCCACCGGCGGTTACGAGATTACCGTCAGCATTTACCGATAGGTCACCTGAAGGGAAGCGGCGACCTGCGACATAAGCGTCGACGCGGCGTGTGGCTGGTACTGTCTCAGCAACAATCCCCGCGAGAGGTATCTCGGTGGCGCCTGTCGCGGCAGCACCGTCCAGAACCTTAAGGCCGTTATTGCTTTGGGTTTTGAAGCCCTTGACCTCAATCAATGTCTCTCCATCAACAAACTGACCCGATACAGCCGCATCGAGCGCCTGAATGGTCACCCCGGTGGCTGTTGCCCCAGTACCGATGAGAACGGCTGTGCCGGCAAGCTCAGCATGAATAAAGCCCTGCATGAATTCCAGAACGCCATCAAAATCCATAGGCGCTGAAGCCTCAACGGTGCTATCGATCGCCGTAACTTTCTTCCTGCGAGCGTTACGATTGCGTGAGATCCGTGTCGGCTCCGTTTTCGACACTGTGTTTCCGAAAGCGCTAATATCCGCGCGTTCCATAATTCTCCAATCCGGTGTTGCCGGAAGTGTTCCGCCAAATCCTGACTGGCGCGCGAATAGCAATTCGGTGTTGTTTGTATCGGCCATTTTTTTCTCCTTAAGACAGGCGGCTACATTATTGCCCTGTAAACGAAAGTAGCCTCGGTTAAAAGTACATTGTATCTGCCGGTTTCATCCTTACCGGTTTCTCGAGTGTGAACACCCGTGAAGCGAAGGGACTGAAAACCAGCTATTGAGCGCCCCCTCCACATGGATTCCATGATATCGGCCAACTCATCACCGCGCTCCGGACCCTCATTTGGGGGTACGAATATCTGGATGCTTATCAGTCCCGTAAATTCATATCGGCGCTTACCCTTGCCGGCGATCGTAATCTGTCGTCCCGCGCTATGACGTATGCTAAGACGAAGATATTCATCTTCATCAAGACCCGGTTTTGTGGTCATTTCAGGTAATATCTTAACGATATCGCCCGGCCCTTCGGCTAGAAATCTATCCGCAACTTCGGCCTTAAAGTCTTTTTTAACGCTCATATCAACCTGCCTCCAAACCTCATAACGGCTCTTTGAACCGCAGCCGGTATATACCCCGGAGGGGCCTGTGGGCTGTGTCCGTCATTCAAAGCTTGTATGTACGGCACATTGTTGGAAATGAAAATCTTACCCTGACTGGAACTATATGATGCCGCGATCGCGGTTAATTCAGATTGAGCCTGACTTGAAGCCGCTGCCGCCGCGCCGCTCGAGGGTTCGATATCGGTGAGAGAAATTCTGTAAGGCTGTCCAATGCGGGGAACGAATTGTGACCGAGCCCAGCCGAGGTCAACCGGCGTATCCTGAACGAGGTTAGCATGAACCTCGAACAGGAGACCTATCATCTGCTGGTCGACAAACTCATCAAGCTCATCAAAGACGATTTCAAGTTTGTCGACCGGCATTTATTCACCAAAATTAGTTACCGGCACCGGTGTCAGTGCCTTCCTGATCCTCAGTAACCCCTTCAATCGGGGGTGTGTCCTGAGTTTCAGTACCTTCACCCTCGCCCTCACCAGTATCTACTGTGGTTTCGTCGGTTGTGTCGGCCTGGTTTCCGGTATCACCGGCACCATCCGTACCTTCACCGGTGTCCTGAGTTTCGGTACCCTCGGATTGCTCAGAATTTTCACCGGTTCCAGTGTCGGTAGTTCCTTCACCAGTGTTTTCATCACCAGACTGTCCGTCAGATCCGGGAGTACCGGAACCATCTTCACCGTCACCGGTGTCAGAGCCTTCTCCTTCGCCACCTTCATTACCTTCGCCACCTTCAGAGCCATCACCTGAGCCTTCTTCACCTTCATCCGGCGCGCCTTCTGGCTTAAGACCCTCTTTAACGGCTTGCCCGTATAGGTGATATGGGTCAAGGCCGTAAGCTTTAAGCTCAGCCTCAAGTGTATCGACCTTCTTACGCTTATCGACCTTGGCTTCAGAATTAAGCTCCTTGATGCGCGCGATCAGAAGCTCTTTCTTCTGGTCGTCAGAAAGCTGAACAAGGTCTTCAGCTACATCGACAGGAACGTATTCCTCTATGTAGCAAATCCGGCCTGAAGACCAAAAACGGCGCCTAAAGGCAACGTCTGTCTTGTCTTTCGGGATAGGATCACCAACGGCAATCTGCTCACCGTTTGTATTGATAGGACGCAGGCATGCCACCGTTGTACGGCTATCGTCATAAAGGCGGCGGTCTCGTCGTATTCTCTTCATAGTTCTTTCCTTTCAAATAAAAGCCCCGCCAGAATACTCCAGCGGGGCTATTTCACAATGGGTTAAATTACACTCCCCTAGTTAGGAAGAGTACCCGTCTGATCAAAGAAGTAGCCCAGTTCGCTAGAAACTTGGTTCTGCTTGTAAGCGTCATCAATGATATGCAGGTCGGTCAACGCAAGGTCTTTGCGGTGCTTACGCATACGCATGCCAAGATCCGAATACACGTCCCACACAAAGTTGTAACCGGCTGCCGCTTGACGGCGACCAATACGGTTAGGTGTATGCGTGAGAAGCGCGCCATTGCTCATGATGAACTCATGGCTATCTTCTGCATCAGGGTCATTGGACTCGACCGCGACGTTATGAATGCCTTTACCGACATAGATGTTGTCGACTTCGAACAATGCCTTCAGGTCATTCAGGGATACCTGAGCGGCACCGCCGGGAGTTTGCCCACGGTTCAAGCGATCAATGATCTCAGGGTGCTCCATAAGAACGTCCTTGGTATCGTAATCGATTGTCAGCGTGTTCAGCATCTTGCCCGTGCTCTCAAGAACAGTCCGGCGTGCATTCCGAATATCCTTGATGGGGTTTGATGCATCATCGCTCCAACGTCTGAACTCATTGGCGTTCGCGGGCGCTGCCGCGACACCTGTGCGACTGGTTTCCCAAACGCCAGACTTGAAGAAGTTGTCGTTGAAGGAGATTTCACGTTGAAGGCGGGCTTGCCCCTGAAGGAACTCAACCGCATCCATATCCCAATCAAGAACCTCATCGATATCGACTTCGTCCTCGTCTGTCTGTCCCAGCATGAGGGCATAGATATCGACGTTGAACGCGGTCTTCTCATAATCGAAGTTCGCGATTGCTGGCTCGGCGCCACGCGCGCGGCGTTGCATCTGATTGCGGTTAAAGTAACCACGAGGAATGCGGTAATAGAAATCGGTTGATTTCTTGACCGTCACAATTGGGAAAACCTTATCAGCGATGAACGCATCATCGTCCTGAAAGAAACCCACCAGCATGTTGGTGAGGGGCTTGTCCGTGTGACGATTGCTCCGGAGATTCCTCGGCACGGATTTTAGCATTTTAGCTTTAAACATTTTATATCCTCTGTTTGAGATTCCGTTATGGCTCGGCTTATGCCGCCGTACCGCGATAGTTGAATTGAACGGCAATGAACTCTCGGGCCGCATCAGCGGACGTTAGAGCTTTGCCAGCGATGGCATTTCCGGATGCTGCCGCAACCGCACGCCCATTCGCATCACCGGTCACTTCGGTTCCCCGAGTGATAGCGGTGCCGGCCTGAACCAGAACGATACCGCCGTTCGGGATAGCACCCTCGATCGCATCGCCCTCGGACTCGGCCTGAGCCATAGTGATGACATCCGGCATAGTACCTGCCGGTGCAACACCGATGAGTCCGGTGGCTAGAATGGTTGTGAAGAGACCACGCTGCGTTCCATTTGGAGCGAAGACCGTGATAACTTTCTGCTGTTCATAATTTGCCTTGTGCATTTTTTGCTCCTTTAGGCGTTATCGTTAGGTAAATGACCTTTGTTACGGGCCTGATTAGTCTTCGTCTTGTTCCGCCTCATAGGTTCTCATTTTGGCGTAAAGCTTCCGGCCATCCGGAGTGGACAGAACCTTATTGAATGCCTGCTCTTCGGAAAGCTCAGGGTTCTCAGCGACCAAGGCTTTCGCCATAGTCTCAATTTTAGTTTCAGCGTCTTCCGCGTCGGCTTTGCTGATGCTGCCGCCGGTCTTGAAGTCGCCATCGTTACGATCGTTAGCGGCCTTGAGAATTTCAAAAGCCTGCTTGCGAATATCGCCGTCCTCGATATCCAGAACCGCGCCAACGAGCGCTTTCTTGACATCAGATTTACCCGGAAGCTTATCGAGCTTGTCGACACGCTTCTCAATCTCAGAACCGCGAGCCGCAGCCTTCTCAATTTTAGCCCTCTTCTCGAGGTCAACCATCCGCTTCGCCATAGCAACCATAGCGGGGTCGGCTGATTTGCGGATCTCGATACCGTCGATCGTTGCGATAACGGGGTCGGCCTCGTTTGCCTTGCTGATCGCGGTCGTGCGGTCTGATTTCTCAAGACCAAGGAAGCTGTCTTTGCCGGCATCATCGAGGGTATCGAAATGACCCTTCTCGACGGCAGTGAGTTCAGCAATCTTTTCAGCGCGCGCGAGACGTTTCTTGACCTTCTCGGCCTCTTCATCCGCGAGTTGCTTCTCACGCTTCTTCTTAGCATCGTCGTCCAGGTCATCCTCGTCAGCTTTCGTAAGCTTCAGAGGGCCATCATTGGGAAGGATACCCACGACATTCAGGTCAACCGCGGCCTTTCGGATAGCGGTATGCTCCTCATCACCCCAATCTGAGGCTTCATCGGTTCCAGATTTTGCCACCAGAACGGCAACCGATGCCGCTGTAGTAAGAAGGCTTTTGTTAAATTTCATCGATTTATCTCCGTTTAAGTGGTGCGATTTACTAACGCTGTCGATTTCATGCTTGTGACCTAAAGCCATTCCAATGGCAATAGTGCCGTCGGGTAGTATGACCCAAGGGTGGGCATGCATGCCTTCCCCCTCATCATTTTCAACGTAACTCGTCATGCCGCCGCTGATCTGACGGCCTTCATAATCCGTCATATCAATCAGGTGTTGGTGATCACCCGAAATCGTCGTCATTTTTACGTTTTTACCAATAATATCATTGGAATGACGCTTCATGATTGTCGCCGTCGCGCCGGGCTGAGCGGGTTTATCAACCGCGCTGATTTCCATGATTTTGATTTCTTTGAGGATACGTTTCTTTCCCATTACTCGGCATCTTCCCTAATTAAGGATTTGTTCAATTTCACGATTTGATCGTATGCGGGTTTCGTAAGAACGACTAAATTTAATTCAGGATATAGGCGTCTAAACTGAGATACCTTTTCTTGTGACTTCTCGTTAAACCACCCCTTTACCTCCCAATAGCAATCAAGATCAGGCAAATAAAAATCCGGCACATATGTGCCCGTGGGGAAACGGAATCTTTTGTGTTCATAGAGCCAATTTATAGACAGGCCATCCAAATACTTGGCAACCACAACCTCCCAAGAGCTTCGAAAGACTGTAATTCGGCCCAACCTATCAACAAATGGTTTAATCTTTCCGGGGTGCTTTGGGCTTACGCCATACATTCCATTCTTGTTTCCGACGCATTTTCCCTTGTTGCCTTCACTTATTTTATTCCGCCATTGATCATAAGGAAGGCTAGATTGCCATTTGGCCCTACATTTTGATGAACAAAATATTCTATTTTGAATTTTGCTAGGTTTGTCTGTAAACAAATTTTGGCAATGACCGCATTTCTTGGACGCTTGTTTAGATATTTCTGGACGGCCATTTTTACGCATATGATTTCGGTAACAAGAAGACGTACAGTATATACGGTTTTGATCCCTCTTTCTGCTTGATGGAGCATCAAAATGGATGCCACAAGATTTACAAATAAACATCTAGTCTTCCACCTCTTCCACGGAGATTTCAGAACCTCCGATCGAAAACCCAGTGTACTCGCCGCTGGCAAACTTCTCCAAAACTTCAGCGCGATCGGGTTTAAAGCCAACCAAAAGTCCTGATTTCTTAATCTGGATTTTGAGCGACTTAGCAATCTCTTCAGTCATGGGAAAGAGGAAAGGATAACCACCGAACGTCTTGCCGATGTGCATCTCTTTCGCCACACTATAGTTCATCTGAAAATCAAGCGCAGACTTCAGCATTGTTTCTTCCGGAATATGGTCATCCTGAAGGTCAAAATGCTCAACCATTTGCCCGCCCTGCATCTCTTTGCAGACAATCGCATACCCGAAAACGAGACCTAGCTCTTTATCTACTTTCAGGATCTGCGTTGTCGCTAAGCGCTTTTTCATGAGGCTTTCCCAATTCAATCTATAATTCCCCGTATGCGCGATGAGCAAAAAGGTCAAGAAAATGCCTCGTATCGGGATGCCTGAAACCAGATAAATCGTATTTTTTTGTTAAACTGCTTGGACAATTCAGGAAGCCACGTTATTCGAAATACTTTCTGGACTGAGAAAACATGGGCTCGCGACAGAAACGCCTTCTCAATTATCAGACTGCTTTCGGTTAGGATTTGTTGCTGCTTTTAATCGCGAAGAAGGCGACCAATGTCCTGCCTCTGAATGTGAAGGCATCATGGGTTACGATATTAAAGGCTGCTCATGTCACATGGGCAATCCGCCTTGCTCAGCCTGCACAGAAACGCCCCTCACCTGTTGTAAATGCGGATGGGAAAACGGATATGCAGAAGCCTGAGAAACAATTCATCGTATCAGGTTATGCCGCGATATTCGATCATATCGATTTGTCAAAAGATAGGTTCATTATAGGCGCCTTCCGGAATGTGGATATCGATCAACGGCCTATACCCATGCTGCATCAGCATCGCTCTTTACACCCAATCGGAAAATGGTCATCCATCAAAGAAGACAATACCGGCCTACACGTGTCGGGTATCGTTACAGACAGAGCTGTTAGAAGGCTAATTATAGCCGGAATAGACGGCTTATCTGTAGGGTTTAGAGCCCACCATTACACGATATCCAAGCACATAAGAACCATATCTCTTGTTGACTTGGTTGAAATATCTATCGTTAGGAACCCTATGCAGAGAATTTGCTGTTTAACATATTCAGAGGATATATATAGTGGGTAAAACTGGTCCTGACGTTTATACACAAATGAAGATAATGGATTTTGGGTGCTTAGTAAAAGATGCCTTTGGGTATTCAGTCTATCAGGTGGGATCAAGCCTTCACCGAAAAGACTTCAACGATATTGATATAGTGGTAATGCTTCCGGACGAGGTTTATCGCGAGGAATACGGAGACCCCGAACACGCTCCATTAAAACCAAAATGGCGTGCAATTTGTCGAGCATGGATGGCTCTTGGTTTTGACATTATTGGGCTTCCTGTTGATTTCAAAATTCAATCACAGGATCATGCAAATCAACACCACGACGGCAACAGATCACACATATCTCTTGATTATAGATCAATAGAAAAAGAAAGAAACAAATGACCGAACAAGCATGGCCGCCTCAAAGATTTACCGCCGCGACCCCAATAAGCTGAAGCCAAACCCCCGCAATGCGCGCACGCACAGCGACAAACAAGTCGAACAGATCATCGCCCTCATAGACAAGTACGGCTGGACCACGCCTATTCTGGTTGATGAGAACGATGAGATTATAGCTGGGCATGGCCGTCAGAAAGCCGCGCTCAAGATGGGGCTTGATAAAGTCCCGGTGATTATCGCCAAAGATTGGGCCGAGGACGCCAAGCGCGCTTACATCCTCGCAGACAATCAGGTGGCGCTTAACGCCGGGTGGGATGAAGACCTTCTCGCAAGCGAGATTTCGGACCTCATGGAGACCGATATTGATATGGATATGGTGGGCTTCGATGAAAGCTTTCTCAGTGAAGTCCTGAAATCAACGAACCCGGCTGAGAAAAAGGAGCCCGCGACCCCTGAATATCAGGATGCCGCTATCAGCCGAGAGGGTGATCTGTGGATATGCGGCCCTCACCGCGTCATATGTGGCGACGGAACAAGCGAGGATACCGTCAACACGCTCATGGATGGCGCCGCTGTGGACTGCGTATATACGGACCCGCCCTATGGTGTATCTATCGTGAACGGTGGCGGTAAGGTCGGCGGTGATGCGCCGGTCGGTAAAGTGAAAAAGGGAACTATAGGGACAGGCAAGCTAGCAAAGGCCACAAATTATGCTCCTGTTATTGGTGACGACAGTATCGATACAGCCGTCAGATCCATAAGGCTCATCGAGAAGATAGCACCAAGGCTTCAAATCATATGGGGCGGAAATTATTACGCGAACGAATTACCAAACTCCCCATGCTGGATTGTATGGGACAAAGAGAATGGCAAAAATAATTTTGCAGATTGCGAGCTTGCTTGGACAAATCAGAAGACCGCTGTTCGTCAGTTTAAACATATGTGGAATGGCATGCTCCGCGCGTCAGAGCGCAGCAATAAACGGGTACATCCAACCCAAAAGCCTGTTGCGCTTGCGGTGTGGTGCCTCGAGACATACGGGGAAAACTGCAACAACATCCTCGACATGTTCACGGGCTCAGGGTCAACGCTTCTGGCCTGTCATGATTTAGGCAAGCGTGGATTTATGATTGAGCTCTCACCGAACTATATCGACGTGATCGTTAAGCGCTGGCAGGATTATACGGGCCAGAAGGCTATCCTGAACGGCACCGATAAGACGTTCGATCAGATCACCGCCGAGCGAACCGTCAATCAGGATTAGGCTTCGTCTGCATATTAGCGGCCCTTGCGTGATCGCGCGCGAGCTCGAGGCTACGGTCCTGCTCATCACTGAGCGGCGCCGTGGTCGCGGCAAACGCCAGCGATAGCTCTCTCTGAAAGAAGATGCCCGGTATAGGGCGAACGATACCGATAAAGTTTCCATTAAAGGATTCTCTATCTCCAACCCCGTTAAACACCCATTCGTAACCGTTTATGAGTGTGACGTTGAGAGCGTTCCGGCCTGCTCCGATGAGGGTGTTTCCGGTCACACTTATGATTTCGTCAAAAACAATACCATCCTGACTGGCCTCGATCTCCCGCAACTCACGACGAGTTACCGGAACATCAATGTTGCCATCGAAGAATATTGTTCTTGTATCCCATTCGACCGAAGTAACACCCACAAGCAATCATCCGTTTAAGCATCCGAGTTTCTAATAGCTGATACCGAAATACCCGCTGGGCCGATAGTACCCGGAACTTGGAAAGGTACAATGTTCTGGCCACCATTTCTCAAACGAGACAGCACGAAGATAGGCGCGGTCTGAATGATTGTCGTTGAGGCCGTACCGTCAGCCGCTGCGAGCTCATCGAGGAATGGCACAAATGCATCAGCTCCATCGACCAAATCCTGAGCGAGTGGCGCCGATAAGTTGAATGCAGATCCGGAGAAACTGTCATAGGCCAGAGCAAGGAAGCGGTTCCCATCCTGAACCCTAACGATACCCGATTGGGGGTGATCAGGGCCGATGGTTGTCGTCACTTCGAGAACGCTTTCGCCGGTCAGGTTGTCAGCCGCAAGGGTAAACTCATCCGTTTGAATAGGACCACCAAGCGTTGCGGTTCTGTAGATACCAATCCGGTCACCCGTTACCACACCAGTCATGCTGACCGGCACGGTATTCGGAGGCGTCTGCGCGGTATTGTTGGCATCACGACCGATAAAGTTTTGAGCAAACTCGGCATCAAATCCGGTGAAGAATACGCCCTGCGCACCGGTGATGTTACCGCCCGCGAAGGTGGCCAGAGGAGAGCCCGGAATCGGCGTATATGTCGGGTCAGCAAGGCGATAGAATTGCCCCGCGAGACCACCGACGCCGCCCACGAGCTCTGCTGATCCATCCCGCGTGAGATATTGAAGCGCCTGATAGACCTCGACCGGCGAGCGTCCCCCCGCCACGGTGACACGGACGTCATAGTTCTGAGAGCCATTTCCATTGTTGGCGTTATTTGTGAATGAGCCAGTCTCAACGGTGAGGTCGGCCAGCACAGCTGCGTAAGTTGTCCCATCAGCAGCATCTACGTTAGAATCCTGACCCGGCCCCAAGAAGACCGTTGTTTGGCCACCGGCGGCAACATTAACCGCCAAGTCAGAATAAACATTGCCAAGGTCGCGCGTGTAAAAGCGAATGTCGCCGTTCGCGATATCGGTTCCACCTGAACGAACATTGACCAAGAACGCCAAGCTATTCGTAATCGAGTTACCGCTCGGAACCGGAAGATCAACACGCGAGCCGCCTTGGTCCATATAAACGTTAGCGGTGAATGGCTGCACAAGGAACTGAAGGTCAATGCCTGAGTAACGTTCGTCACCGCCCGCTTGTGTAATAGAGCCACCGAATATGAATTGCGCTGAAGCGTCATCGATGTTCAATCCGTTGATGAACGTGATCGCTTGGTCCGTCTGACGTGTGGCAAGGTTTGGTTGCAAGATATCGTTGAAATCGTCGCTGGCCGCGGTCTCGTCATCAGCGAGCGCCTGAATAGCTCGATATGCCTCCAGAACGCTGTATCGCGTGGTCCCGCTCACGTGTCTCAAGTCATACGCGGCACCGTTTTGTGTGATGCTGAAATCGTCAAAAAATGCCATTCGTCAAATCCTCTTAGGGTGAAGTGCTTAATTTGCCTGTAACAAAGGCAAAGACCTCGCACAATCCCCCATCAGTTAATCAAGGATTTGATTTACAGATAACGAAAAGCCTGAGCTTGTGATTGTGCCTGACGCGATAAATGGTTGATAAAATGGCTCATTAGAAGAGTTTCTCACTCGAACAATGATGGGCTGATTTCCAGCAAATGCGAAAGGAATAGATTCATTCGACCCGGTAACGATATCATTGAAAATTACAGAACCTTCAGCAAGAGGCCCGCCGGACAAGGCTTGCACTAGCAACCGAGAACCCGGCACAATTGTTGTGAAATCAATACTGACTGTTGATCGCTGGCCATTAGCATCCGTCACAAGACCAACCACAGAAACATCAGGGTTTGTTACAATGCCCGTTGTAATAATCGATCCGGTGAAAGTTGGACCTGTATTGATCGTCAACGTGCTTCCCGCGAGCGCAAAAGGCGGACCGGTATCAACTAAGTCAACATCAAAGCTTCCGGCATCAATCAAGTCTCCTTCGCGAGTGAGCGGCAAGGTCTCGATTGTCGGCAGCTCTATATTCGCCTGTTCTAACTTCCACTGCTTAACATAATCATAAGCTTTTTGCGGGGTTTCAAGAACCGTATAGGCAACCACGGCTGTCCTATCAGGGTTCGTAACCAAAGCATCGGTGGACATGCGTTGAGACAATGAAAGTCCGTTCGCGCCTTTCAGAACAGCGTCAGCGAAAGGTTGATAAATAAACTCATATGCCCAGACGTGAATATCAAATAAGTCTTGTCCGTCATTTGTTTTTCCCCGGCGATCCCATGTGTACCTTCCTGTATTCACAGGATCATTAGCTGATCCGACCGCTTGCGAAGCAAAACAGTTAGCGAGTCGAACAGAAAGCGTAGGGCTTGAACCACCTAAACTCGTAGTCTCGAAATAAACATTATCGGCAAGTTGATTAAAATTATTACCCTCCTGAGTATAAGTTCTACGATTACCGTGGTTCGCATCTCTGATGAATATGGACGCGCCCGCAATCGCGTTATTTGCCTGATCTTGAAGCTGTACGACTATTTCTTGCTCGACACGGGCCGCGCCAAAGGACAAATTATTTCCTGCGATGTGCGGACCTGTATTCAGATCTGATCCAGTTTCTGAGTTGATCAGAAATGGTCTGGAACCTTGCCAGTGCTTCACGTCTATGACGTTTCCGCGCCCGCCCCCGGCATAGTTTCTTATCGGCACGTCAACATTCGGCGTAGCGCTCGAAAAAGCTAATGCGCCAGTGCAATGTGTAGGTCGGTATCCGTTTAATTGTTGGTCCACCCCAACGATAGTTAGCTCACCATTGATAAAGTCTAATTGTTCAGAGATGAAATCATCAGTCTCTTGCCGTATCTGGTTTTGAACATCTTGCGTTCTAAAAATTAACCGAGCTTCAAGGCTATATATTCTAACCGTAACGTTATCATCATAGAACCCAAACTTTCCGCCTTCTAGCGCGATAGTTCCACCGAACCAGTCAAACCTAGCATTGTCACGAAATGAAACCCGATCAATAAATGCTCCAACGGTATTGGTGTTTTCAAAGTCTATAGCCGTGCCGGAACTGTGTCTGCGAAATCCATTCTGATCTATGAACCTACCAATAATGAGATGACCGTTATTAACGACCTGAAATAAATCAGTGGTTCCATCATACCCATTAAGAAGTTGCTCCTCTTCCGGGTCAATAAATAGTGTTCCTTCAACAATGACTTCTCGGTTTCCGTCCTGTACGTCATAGACCCTTTTTCCGTCTATTTCGCAAAGCTGAACTCCTGCAATTGCGTCCATGCCTTCAAGCGTACCTGAGCCGGTTTGAACGATCTGGTTGCCGTTAAGAGTCCATGTGCTTGGACCGCTTGGAAAAGGACCGACAAACGGATCTGTTATAAACAAATACGGACTTACGCTTACAAAGCGTGAAACCGTGACAGTATTACTATCAGCATCCGTTACTGTATATGTGACCTCGTAAGTTCCGAAATTATCGACATCAACCGTATCGCCACCCACAACAACGTTAGCAGTTAAATCACCATCCTCTGCATCCATAGCGCTAAAGCCCGGATCTGTGTAAACGTCACCGCGCTGCAGAATAATATTTGCATCACCTGAAAGCGTGATCTCTGGCGCTGCGCCAATAACCGTCGAAACACTTACAATACTCAAAGTGCCGCCAACCGCTAAATCGTTTGCAAAATTACCCGTCGTGTTCCAACGAATACGGAAAACTGTTGAGCCAGTGGTAATGGCCGTGAACGTGAATGATTGCGCCACAAAGGCACCATTCCCATCAGTCGCGGGAATATTTGCAATATTAACCCATCCAGCGTTTCCCGTGATTGCTGTCCCGGCTGGCGCGTATTCTACAATTAATTCAGACCCCGCCAGCCCGTCTAAGGAGGCTTGAAATTCAATCGTTACTTCTTCGCCAGCAACAACAGGCTGACCTGCATCAAGAGCCATACACCAAGTAGATGATGCTGGAGTACCACCGCCTGATGCTTCACTGTAGATGTAACCATTAAATCCAGCGGGATTGACGGTTGGTCCAGTATTACCTGAAGCAGTAGTCCCATCACCGAAATCAAGATCACCCTGAACCCCATCATCAGACAGGTCCGGTTGAACGGCACCACTTCTATCGACAAATGTGAATGCCGAATTCATTTCAGCGCGATTGCCAGTATTAAAGCTAATATTAAACGACATCTCGCTTAACCTTTATCTTTCGCGCGTGCTTTCGCTTTGGCATCAGCATCAGGTTGCGCTTCATAAGCATAAGCGATATTAGCCGCCGCGATGCGCGCGCATTTTGGCCCGCACACTGTTTGCTTTTTTGGATATTCGTTTTGATTTGGCTGCTTATCCTCACTAATGAAAAAATCCATCTTAAGGGTATAATACGTATCTGTCTCGCGGGAGCATTGATCGCATTTCTGTGTCATTTTTACCTCACATTATTCATATGTCAGAATGAAGCGATCAGGCCAAGCTTCATCTAAATCATCATATGATGGGTTATTATCCATCATGGCAAGCTGGCGTTGAGATGTTGCTCTAACCTGACGCTCGACACGCCAGAAATCACCGTCCTGCCAACCGAAATAAAAGAACGTATCGCCGGTCTCATCAATCTCGGTAGGTACGGGTAGGAACGGGCTTCGCAAAACGATAGTGAAGAAATTGTTCTGCTCATCAAACTGAAAGCTCAAGCCCGAGCTGAGACGCAGAACGCCATCAGTGCCGTCGGTTCCATACAGTAGCGCGGCCAACTGATCTGACGTTACATCGCCCCCACCGCCCCCTGACGGCGTGCCCGGAACCACGTCATCGTCAAATAACGAGGTCAGTCTGAGGTTTGCGCTTATCTGTGCGCCCGAGGATTGAAGGTCAATTTCCCCCAGAGCGTTACTGATCAGATAAGCCGAAACACGGTATGCGGGTCTCAAAGGCATCTATCGCGTAGGCCCTTCTGTGATTTCAAACTCTCGGGTTTGGGTTGATGAAATAATCCCATCAGGACTGAGGAATTGAATATCCGTAAAGGCCCTCCCGAGGGTCCAATCAGATGTTGAGCCGGTAGCGCGAACACGTATTTTCCGCGTTGCGGGGTCCGTGATCGTCACCTCGAGGTCAGATATGAGCTCGCCATCCTTATCCCGAATCTGTGATGTTGCCGTCCAGCCCGTCAGATCAGTGACCTCGGCGCCGTCAGCGTTCTTGATCGTTACGGGTCCGCTGAAGTCAAAACTATCGCCGCGCTTAAATTCCATGACAGGTCTCCTTTATTGACCTGTATGTCAGCGAGCTTGGTGTGTAAATAATTCGCTATGCCGCGAGACGCTCGACAAAAGCCTGACTGCGTATCCGTATTGTGCGAACACATCTGCAATTTATGATATTCTCCGCCGAGGCTGATCTATCACCGGGGTGCATGATGAGGCCCTTTTCGTTTTCAAAGGCTGTGCCGTAAGGAACCATCACGCCATTCAGGGCCTCATGCCACTCACGTTCACGACCATCAACACGGGTTAGCCACTCGGATACAAGGGTTTCATGATTGAGTTTTCCATTTTGGATAGCCTCCCGAATTGCGTTTTCTTGGCCTTGATGAACGCTTGATAGCGCTTCAGTTCGAGCGATTGTTAAGGCTCTATGCTTAATCGCCCGGTCACGATAGAGCCCAACCATACGATCAATCTCAGCTGCTGTAAGGCTCTTTTCTTCTCTTACAAGCCTCCTCAATAGGCTATCACTTCTTCGGTCACGCAGGGCTCTAGATAAAGATTCACGCTGGATCTTTTTTGGAATATCATCTTGTCCTATGCGCTGAAGAAGTCTTCGATAATTACGAACTGATGCCTCCCCCTTTTCTGTCAAACCAATGCTATCCCGAAACGATCGCGCAAGCGCGCGCGGCCCGAGGCCCTCCCTTACGCCCTCAGTTAAGGCCAATCTCGTGGCGGCTATTTGCTGCTCGGTGAAGTTACGAACGAAGCGAAGATCATTTGTTCTAAGAACAGATACGGCCTGATCGTTAACAACATTAAATGCAATTTGAGTGGTGGGAATAGAAGCTGTTATTGCCTGTGCGGTTGAGATAAAAGCTTGCTGCGATGCTGAGGTCACTGTTCGGGCTACAGTTTCAACCTCAACTAAAGCTTGTGGTATATTACCAGCCTCAAGAGAGCGTATTATTTGAGATAGATTAAGATTATCTTTGTACTCCTCAAGAGCCAATGTGAATACACGTCTAATTCGTCTTTCTTGACGATTGAGTATTCTTCTGAATTGCTTCTCTTCAAGCATTTAAGGCCTCGCGTGAACCAGATATGTCGCGGCATCGGGGTCGCGCTCAAGTAAGTCCTGAACGTTATACACCTTGCCGGCAGTTACGCCATCGGTGAAAACAATCGTATCGCCCTCTTGGGGGACAACGGGATTACCATCTGCGTCGTTACCTAGCGGGTCACCGAGTACCAATATCTTCACATCGTTTGATTGGATCTCTGGCCTCTCACGCTCACGCTTGCTGAATTGGTCCTCGATACCGCTCGAGGTATATGGCGTCGGGGTCTTCAGGGGTTTACCCAAAGCCCGCGCGGGGTTTGGGCGCTCGGTAAACTGCGTCAACGTCAAGCCCAACAATGGCGCCGGCCCACCTGAGCCCAGCGCATTCGCGATAACGCCCGAAATATTCGCACCAAATAGATTGTTACCCATGACAAACCCCTTACGACAGCGGGCCTATGAGGCCCAGATTAACCCCATCGGGGCAACGCTCGGCGCCCACAGAGGCGTCAAACGGACCAGCGGCACCGGACGCGCCCCTACCGATCGACACAAGAGCTCCCAGCATACCGGTCAAACGCTTAGGCAATATACGGCCTCGTGTCGGACTGAAAAACTCAACCTGCGCGCTACCGGCGCCGGCTTTGCGAATGTTCGACTCCCCTGAAGTGCCATCGAGAATTGACGGGTCAGCCGCTACATTAGCGGCAAGGATTGAACACACGTCCCGCACGGTGTCCGGTATATCGGTAAACTCCGGCGCATCACCGGCTGTCCACGTGAGGCCCACAAGGTGACGGGTGGCGCTTATGAGGGCTCGGGCCTTCTGTTCATCGCTCAGCGCGGCCCACGGCGCGGACAAGCCCACATCAGCCGCGAGATATGTATCGGCTTCAGCAGCGGTCGCATATGAGGAATACTGGTTATCGCCTAAATCAATCGTCGCCATCTTCAGGCTCCTCCTTTGGTTCGTTGAACATATCGAGCTGATCCCCAGTGCCGCCAGCATCAAAGCCCGGCAATAGGGCGTCGTCCTGAGCATCAAACTCCTCTTCCGGTATAGGCTCAAGACCCATGATTGAGAAGATTTCGTTGATGGTTTGAGACGTTGAGGGCAGCGGACCAAAGGCCGTCGAGGTGTTACGCAGCGCCTCCGTGATTTTGATGATATCCTGAACTGTCGGTTTTTCGTAATCGAGATCCGGCAGCGAAGCCTCATTCCAGCCGTTCAGCTTTGCCACTGATCTGAACATATCGCGCTTCAGAATGAACGCCAGATCCTGAAGCGTTGAGCTCACGAACATGAATATCGTTTCCATCTTCGTTTCACTTAGGGCCAGAGAGCCCGCGCCGTCTTCACCCAGAAGCAGAAATCCCGTGTTCGCAATCATCGCTATGTTGTTGCGCTCGCGGTTAATGGCGTTCTGCAAATCCGTCATGATGCCTGAGCTATCGCCGCGCAGAAGCTCAATCTCAAACTTCTGAATGTTGCTAGGATTACGATCGTTATCAAGATAGGTCTCACTATCGATCATCATGCCTTGAGACTTCTTGCGCTGATGGTTTTTCAGGAAGTTCTCATACACGGATAGGATTTCCTCACGGCGCTCAGGCGTTATGATTTCCTCCTCAACCATTTGATTGAGCTCCTCGAGGGGCGCTTTGACGATCGGCACCCCGCGCAGGTCGGTATCAAAACCAATCTCCTCGATGACCTTGTAATTCTCAATACGCCGGTATGCCGAATACAGCTGCCTAAACAGGCCAAGCCCCTCCGGGTCATCATTCAGGCTGTTGTCGACCGCGTATATGAGACGCCGGCGCTCAAGCAATAGCTCTTCCCCGGTGTTGGGATTTAGCTGCGTAACGGCGGTAATCTTCCCCGTATCCTGAATTTCCCAACGGTGAATGGTATGTTGAGAACGGGGCTCGATATCGCTGAAGCCCACAATCCCGCTCTCGAGCTGCTTCGCTGTCCACTCGCTTATGCTAAAACCCCAATATACGAAAGCTGACAAACGTTGAACAATTTGAGGCCAGCCGCTCTCGAGATTATCAATCACCTCCTCAAGATCTTCAGCGTATCGTTTCGAGTCCGCATCACCCTCGATCGGCACAACGTTCCACTCGATGCCTTTAACGATTTGAAGAAATAACCGAACGCTCGCTGCCACCACGGGCTGATTGAGAAGCATCTCGCCAAACTCTTCATAGCGTTTGTGGCGTTGAAGCTTGGGGTTTCGCTCACGCGTGGCGATGAAACCAGCGTAATGCCGTACCGCCGACGTACCGCCGGGCTTGGTGATACTGGTCGAGCGGCTCTTAATGCCGCCAAGATTTGAAGAGCCCGATGAGCCCCGGCTGCTCAGAATAGCCTTCTGAATTGTACTTGAGCTTTTTGCGCTACCCTTGGCCATAAACATCAACTCCTCGTTTTCACCCTTATGGGTCATAACGCGGCAAAAAAAAAGCCCGCACGTGGCGGGCTAGGGAGGTCACTACGTAAGACTTAACCAATAACCCTTCGTCTCACAAATAATTCGCCGGCACAAGGGCGCTAAGGGAGACAGGCGTTTATGTCTGGTAAATCTCATTTTTCTCCATATCCACGCCCCAGATCATATCAGGGTCGCGGAGGTCAATAATCGTTAGCGATATTCTGGGAATGTCATGCCTCATGCACATGATGACGGCTTCAGAGTTCTGTGGCGGCTTGTGTATCCGGTACTTTGTGCCGGGATAGATGCTGAAGCCTGATGACAACATGATGAATTCCGTTGCCGTCATATCGTGAAAATTGCCCATCACGATAGCTTTATTGACCTGTTCAATCGTCGTATCGGGCAGGCGATCGGTGCGCGGTGCTTCATGCTCCGTGATGCTCGTCACAGACGCCTCGGCGCCGTCAGCCGTTTTGGCCGTCGTGATGGTCTTGTTCGTTATATGAAGGACGGTTTCTTCTTTCATAACAGGCGGAGAATATGAACCCGTCACGACGTATGCGTTTTCTGTACGATCATAAAGGACTCTTTTGTTCGAAAACCTTGGAGGCATAAGCCCCTTAACTGTTTCGGCATCCTCTTGCTCCTGAAACAGGCATGCAAATGTGCCCGTTTGGGTCGCGCTCACCTTAAAATCAACGATACCCGCTGCCGTGATAAACGCCTCGAGTTGGCTCTTAATTTCTTCCTTATTGAACATTGATATTACCTTTCTGGTCTGTCTCATCAGTACCGGGGAACCAATCTCCGGCAGACGCCGAATTACGAAATTTCGCAAAACAGCGTTTCGACTAAGTTTTTATTTGTAATAATTCATCGCAAACCATGCCAGAGCTTTCATCGCGTATCTTGCAATAAGAGATCACAGACAGGTCATTTAAATCTGGGCGTTCGTTTCGCCTATGATGCGTCAAATCAGAAAAATAAGGATCACAATAAAGACCCAGATTTTCTAGTCCTCGCATAGCGACCTCGTAACTTAACGGCGTATGTCCAGCTTTATATTTGCTCAAAGACAAGAAACGATAGTCATCAACTCTTCGGCTTGGGTGATGATAAATGAATTTTCCCATAAATATTCTCCTTTATCTGTCTCATCAGCATCGGAAGATTATCCCCGATGGACCCGCCGAAGCGGGTTTCGACTATGCGGCCCGGCGCTCGCTCACCTCCTTAACGAAGTCAAACAACTCACCAAGGCCGTCCTCCATGTCATCAAGGCTATCCTCAATCTCGCTGAACGCCTCATCGACGCTCGGCTCACGCTTCTGACCCACCATGAGAGGTAGGCCGATCGCTGACGACGCCATAGAGAGCGAGGTCAGTAAAAAAGCGATTATGCTGGCCCACAATTTAGATAAATCATGGGGTGCTGTAGGCCGACCCACAGAAACTACCCCTTGATGCTTCATTTCTGATGCCTCGAGAGTGGCTATTTTTACCCGCAGATCACTGCCAAAGGACAGCATGGCCGCTTCGGTCACTGGTCCGTTGCGACAATCGATAGCGCCGCCGTACAAACCTTCAGCTTTAAGAAGGCGCTGCGCGGCGCAAATGTCATCACCCGATACGGTATCGAGCTTTGACTGAGATGTTTTCAAGCGTTGCCTCACCAGTGGAAGCGCTGTCTCGGCGGTATCATAAGCCGCTTGACCCGCGAGGGCCTGCTGTATCTCTTGTTCCACGTCCCCGCCGGTGGCGAGGTTGTTACCGTATACGTCTCCGGCAAAGCACACCGCAGCCATGATGGCCGCGATGATGGCGACGTCCCGCATATCCTGTTTAAGGGATATCCTGACCGCGCCAGCGCAGAGGAAAGCCAGACCCGCGATACCGACCCCTATGAGGCCCGCACCCGACAGGCTTTCGAATTCCCGCTCATATCCCTGAAAGCTCATGGATGCTGAAACGGCGAGAATGAGCAAACCGCAAGCCGCTATCGCAGCTCCGGTAATGATATGGGTTACATTTTTCATTGAATGTTCTCCTTGACCTATCTCATCAGATGCCGGTGGTCATCTCGGCATGACGCCTCGCGGCGTTTCGAATTCAATTGCTCCAGATGTGGTCGCGTATGTCCCAGAATGATTGACGGCATAACTGCTGTGTTTTATGGCCGCTACTCAAAGTCCTAAATTGCCCGTTCTTAGCGTTATAATACTCGACTCTGAACCCATCTGCATGAACAGAGGTGCCCAATTCACTACCGTTACTGAAGGTATGGTGCATTATTACACTTGGCACTTTTTTCATTATCAATCTCCCTTATCTGTCTCATCAGCGCGCAGGGATAAGTCTACGCGGACCCAAGGGGTATTCCTGATTTTCGGTAATGATGAATTTCAGCAGTACCCCATTCCCTTAAAGCCTTTAGCTGTGGGGAATCTTTGGGTTTCGACTATCCGGTTTTTCCGGAATTGCCTGCCTTCTTCTTAGGCGGCTCGGTGTCAGCCATTTTATCGGCGTCAACCGTAGTGGTCATCTTCTCCAGATCAGCATTGAAGTCCTCGATTTCCGAGGCCCGCATATCGAAATAGGTATCAAGCAACACGTCGGTCGCCTGTACGGCTTTCTTTATGCGCTCCATCCGGAGGTTGATCCGGCGAGCACGCTTAATGGTTTTGGATGTTTTCGACATATACATTCTCCACTGTGGGCTATCTCATCAGTGCCGCTTGCCCATATGCGACAGACGCCCGAAGGCGTTTCGATTATTGAACTAACTCAGCAGTCCGGCCTTCAAACTCATAGAAATCGACTATCGTTTTCGCGTGCGCCCATGCTAATCCCATGTTTGTGAATTTCTTAAACCGCTTTCCGTCTACCGTGACCCAGAAGACCTGATCAGTCACTGGCTCTATATCTACCTTTGTCGGTCCCATGCCGTTTTCCTTTCAATCTGTCTCATCAGAGCATGGTGATAAATCCAAGCTGACGCGCCGGAGCGCGTTTCGACTAGGTTTCAGCGGCGCGATAGAAAAAATACATCGCTCCCATTCCGAAAATCATCGGGTACGCGGGTACGGCCTTGAGCCAACACCAGATGGCGAAACCACCCAGAAGCAAGCCAACAAAGCCTTTCGCGAAACGTTCTGATCTTGTCATGTGTTCATCCTTTAAAAGCCTATCTCATCAGTGGCAGGCGGCTAACCCTTGCCAGACCGGCGGTGCGCGCCGGTTTCGATTATTTATTATGGAAATTTACGAGCAACCTCATTTAAATTATGAGCGTTAGATCCTATTCCTTCAAATGCCTGAATTGCAGTCTCATAACTTACGCCTAAAAACAGCAAGTATGAATAATATGCATACTCAACCCCGACCTTCGCCATAGCGCGTCTATCAGAAGTTTCTAGTCTATCTGTAGCTTTATAAGCTTTTGCAAACGGCGCGCTATCGTATGTTGATACGTGAGGCATAATTTTTCCTTTCAATCTATCTCATCAGTGCCGGGGGATCATTCCCGACAGACCGCCAAGGGGCGGTTTCGATTATTTCGGACACAGAACCCTGCGAGCCTGAATGTCCATACTGATATGAACCGTCTGAGCTCTCGTGACGGGGTCCGTGATGATTGGCATCTCACCGTTAATCAGAAAGGTAAGCTGCTCATCGGTTAAAGCTCCCGAACCTCTTCTTTCGTGTATTGAACGACATGGGTGACATTGCCGTCACGAACCATGATTGAAGCATATAGGCCGGTAAAAATTGCGTCGATATTCATGATAAATTCCTTATTGCAGCCTGTCTCATCAGAGCCGGGTGGCTGGTCCTCGGCTGACCGGGTAAAACCCGGTTTCGACTATTCCCAATATCCTGAATCCTCATGCCCGCGACACTCAATCATAAGATCAAAAGCATCTTCATATTCGACAGTTACCTTTTCAGGCTTGCCATAATATTTCGCGTTATGTAGTTCAGACACTAGACGTGAACATTCTTTGCGCGTTTTGGCTCGCACATCATAGCAAGTATGGTCATTTTCTTGCTTCGCAATCCAATATGTAAGTTTCATAATATTTCCTCGGTTTCGAATTAAGCTATCTCATCAGAACGGCTCGCTTATCTGCCGTTGACCTGTCTCCCTCACCGCGTCTCGTTTCATCGTCGCGATTCCCACGTTCGCGCGGGTCGTTGTTTCCCGCGTAGTGGCGTCGAGTTTTGGTTTATGCCGTGGCGGTTTCGCGTCCGCCGTGATCATCTCTGATACAACCTATATAGATAACTTATGCTTTTTAATCAAGTCCTAAAATTAAAAAACTTGATTTTTTTACATAACATGATTATCTCGGGAAAATACAGAGGAGACTGATCACATGATGACAGCAAAAGACTTTAAGGACTTCCGATCCCACATGGAGATGAAGCAAATTGAATTTGGTCAATGGCTATCGGACAGAACGGGGAAAAATAAACCCTATAGCGCGCCCGAAATAAGTGCATTTGAGAGCGGGCGTAAGAACGTCCCCGGTATAGCGCAGGCCGCTATATACAAGTTCCTGCTTGATAGGGAGCTTGAGCAAAAATGATGATGCATATGCCCCCTAGTGATTTCGTTACCTTGAGGCTTGCTGTGGCGTATCGCGTATGTAGGGAAAGGTGCAAGCTAATTGAGACTGCTCAATATACGAAAAATGAACTTGAAGAATTAGGATTAGAGATGCCTAGCCCAGAGGTTATGGTCGATCGCTTTCTTAAAAAAGAACCACCATGTTAATTTTTTCGACCACAAATGAGGCAGCAAAAATGAACATCACGAATCCTTTTTAGGTGTACAGGATATCTCGAGCCATTGATCTGGCGCATAAACGTGGGCGCAATGATCGGCATAGACTATCTGCAAAACCCCACCATCGATGGTATAGCCGTTCGTGCCTTCAAACGTTACGTTTTTGATTTGGTTCTCATCGTCGAACGTCTTCACCACCACTATCATATCGCTAATATTCATCTCAAAGCCTCGCCTATGGGAATTGGTATTCGTGAAAAGTGGCGGATATTATCAACCCTCCGCCGGGGGATGCCGGTTACATTTATCAAGCGTTCTCGCTATGCGGAAGAACCGGGGCCGCATCCTAAAAGCCCATAAGGCGGTGACGGATTTGCTGAAACGTATCCTCAACAATCAACCGTCCCTCATGGAACACCGACCTCATGGCGCCTTCGCGTTCCTGATCGGCGGTTTGTTGATCATGAAGCACAAAGCCCTGATCTGTCTCCTCAACCCTCAACAGACCTTTGGCGGATTTCTTCAATCCATCATCCGTAATCGGGTCTTTGAATATATCCCGGCCTTCACCGTCGACCTGACCCCAAGTGGCTTTCATCGCGAACCCAAAGCTATCGCGGGTCACGTATTGGTACGTGTAACTCCCGACCCCGAACACCACGTTATTTGCCGCGAAGCCCTTCAGCTTCAATCGTTCCATAATGTCCTTCGCGCGTTGAAGCGTTATAGAATCCCCATAGATGAGGCCCACGCGCTCATGTAGCTGCATATAGCCAGCAGGCGTGTGAGTGCCGCCGAAAATGTCCCAGAGACATTCCACAGCCCCTTTACGGGCCGGAGAACCCAGAGGCGCTGCGGGGTCACCGCATAGTATTTTGACCGGATCACCGCTGTCTGGTCTGAATACCACCTTGGCCAGTCCGAGGTTATTGGGTTCTCTGGCTAATATCTCATCCTTCAGCAACACAGAATATTCCGTGATGACCTGCCAGAAATCCCATGTATCGGACACGATCGAGACAATCCCCGTGGGGTAGGTCTCGGTGATTAGGCGCCTAAACGTTCCGACCTCATCCCCCTTCGTGCCCATGCACATCACGCTATGCTCTGTCGCGGGCACAGACAGGCCGATCGGCGCCGGCCCACTCTCGGCACCGAAGTAATATTCATCGACATAATCAATTGCCTGAACGGTATCGGTTCCGACAAAGCTCAACAGATGACCAGCTCCCGATTGAGCAGCGTCATGTATTCCGCTCATACCGCGAAAACTGAAGTCATGGACGTTGACCGCGATATCGCGAAGATCCGCGCCGGTCTCTTTGTAGAAATGCGTAAGCAGCCGACGGTATTCAAATGCTATCGTGGCGGTGGTGCATGATTTCCAAATACCCGCGCTCATCGAGGTCTCGAGATAATTCGTCAACCAGAAGAATTCCGGCAGCGTGTTTACGATCGTGAACATCGGAACCCGCATATTGACCCGAGACCCCTCGGGTAGGGCCTTGATGTGAATGGGCAGCGCACCGAGACGGTGGAGCGCCTCGATGTGCTCAACCGATATCACTCCGACGCCAAGCGATTTATCCATCCGGACCTGATAGTCGTACAGAACCTGCTCTATCGGGCGATTGAAGAAATTTTCATTCCAAGCATCAATCAGAAAGCTTTTGATGAAACCCTGAAGGCCAAAGAAAACCACGCGGTCGTCAAAATCATCGAGCACTGGCGCGTGCTTTGACGAGCGCGGGGTGAAATTTGAATAAACGTACTCCGTCCCTTCAGGGTATTGTCGGCGGTGATCGGCCTTATAGAAGTCGATCGCGGTCAGTGGGTTTAAGCGCATAGCTGTTTTCCTTTTCAATTTTCGCTATTTTAATTTGATTACTTCAAGGTTCGGGTGAACATGGTTCGTTATCGTGTCGGTGGTGAATATCTTGTCGATGAGAAGTTGGTCCGTCTCAGTGTCGCGCAGGACGGCCTCAATGCCTTTACTGAAGATACCGTGCGTAACGTAAAGCACCACACGCTCGACAGATAGCTCCCTGAGCGCGCGCGCGATCATGGTGAACGTTCTGCCGCCGTCGCATATATCGTCAGCTATGAAAGCCGTCTTGCCCTCGAGCGTTTCCGCACCGACGGTGATCTCGCTTATGAATCCAGTTTCGGGATCTCTGACCTTTTGGCAGTAAACAACATCACGCGCCTTACCGAATAAGTCCGCGAGTTCATCAACCCTCTTAACGGCGCCAGCATCCGGGCAAACGATAACCGTATCTTTCTCACGGATTAGGCTTGAAATCTCATGACTGGCCATAATCAAATCGCAGGCCGGAATATTATTGGCATTGACGAGATCGCATCCCGCATCACTATGAATATCGTAAGTCGTGATCGAAACGACATTGCGAATTGTATGCAGAATATCAGCCATGACCCTCATGGAGAAAGGCTGACCGGGCGCACATACGCGATCCTGACGCGCATACGGCATATAGGGTATCAGGAGCGCTATACGGCACCCACCGCTTAACTCCTGAAGGGCATCGCAAGCCAGAAGAAGATCCATTATCTCATCTGAAGAATTGAGGGCCGCGCGGACTTTGTACAGATCCGACTTCTCAAAATTCTTTATCTGTACATGCCGCTCGCCACCCGGAAACGTGAACATTTTGAAGCTAACCCGTTTCCCGTTTTCATTCGTTATCGTCAATCCCATGATATTTCCTTTCATTCTTCTTGGAGAAATTCCAAAATCTCGTCCCATCGGTGATAAATATCGCTCAAACTCTCGCGCATCAGGCTTTCCCCGCCATCCTAAGCGTTATCTCGCGCACATCATTCCACAAATAGAAGTGACCACCCCAGATAAACTCAAAGCCGAAAGCCGCTAACAGCATACGGCCATTTTCATCTTCTCTCATAAGCGCTGGTCTTGGTCCTATGAGAAACCAAATATTCAAAGGCATATGCCTCACGACATCCTTACCGATGTATAGATAAAATATCCTATTCTTGATCAACATCAGCAACCCACTTTCCTAAGCCCAAGGGCCTCACGCGCTATATTCTTGAACTTAAATCCTTGCGCACCATAGCAGCCATCCCCCTGTGATATTTCCTTAAGGGCACGCTCATAACGCTTCAGCTTCGCCTCAATCTCAGGCTTTCGTCTTGACCATTCACTTGATCTCATCGTCCATCACTCCCAGTAAATTCCCCAGCGTCGATGAGGTCTTGCGATTCTCGCCAAGCCGCCTCAGCCGCCATATTAGCGACGGCTTCTGTTATGAATTGTTGAGGGTTGCCATCCTCGTCCTTGACTGTTGAGCCTCGGCGCCCGCGTCTCGGCCAATAAACAGCCGTGTAATACATCGGGCCGGGCTTCCACTCGGGTTTAGGTTGAGCTTTATAGCTGACATTCTCTGACATTGACGTATCTTTCATTTTTCGCATTCAAACGATGCATCAAAAATAACAAAAAATCAAGATTTTTATGGATGTTTTTATACGAAAAACTCGAACGCGAGAACGCCGATACAGATCAAGAAAAGGAATAGATACGCAATGGTGTGAACTTTGTTATTCTTCTTCACCTCGTCCCACGCTCCCGATAAGGCGTAACCCGCGATAGCTCCGAAAATGATATACATCATATCAGACCCTTATCGATAGCCACCCGCTCCGTGCAGGTCAAAATGAAGGCCCCGTTACGCTGACGTTCCATTTCGCATTGGCTCTTGGGAATCCATATCGCGTTCTTATCTTCGCCGTTAGTGGACACACGGTATGCCGCATCAGTCTCATGATGCAGCTCAACATCTATATCCAGCAAATCTGACTTCATAATAGAGATCCTGACAAAACAGCCTCATTAGTGACGGCTAACCAAGCCTCATTTGCCCGCTGCCAGTCAATATCCAAATTCGTTTTTCTGGCTCTTTTCTGGCAAAGAGGGTGATATCGTCGCGTCCTCTTCTTAACACATCTCCAGTGTGTCCGACAGATCATCTGGCCGTATCGCGCGTCTGGCTTCAGACGTAACGCTACAGAATGGAACTATGCAAGGGATTCGGCCTTGCTCAACCTTTCGCCTCAATAGTTCCAAATCGAAAGACATATCTAAAGGGTCTTGATGTTCATTCCTGTGCGCTGATTTATTTCCTTCTCATAAGAGTCGGCTTCCTGTTCAGCGAACTCAGCGACTTTGAGGTAATACTCCTCAACAGTGAAAACACCTTTTTCAATCAGCAGAGTAACCAAAGCGCCTTGATCTGATTTACCCATATCGAGACCAACCCTGATATGCTTAGGTGTCATGCGCCTATCGCCGGGCATAAGAGAAAGAGCCGTCTGAACCCTATGCGCAGCAATCTCATATCTAGCTCTGTATTCTTCTAGCTTTTTACTCATCTTTCCAACCTTCTCCGTTGCATTGTTGACATTCAATCGCCTGTCCATTGGGGAAACCAGTAAGGAAATCTGGGTCTCCTCGTCGGTCGAGAAGAAGTGAAACCTTCCCGCTTCCATTGCATTTTTTGCATAAAAGATTGTCGTGGCATCGCTCACAGAAAGGACCGGCGTCCCCTATATACAACGCATAAGGGTCGCCTATTTCATAGCCCGTCCACCCGTCACAGAACCAACATACATCAGACTTCTTCTCGTTTGTTCTGTTGCTAAGATCATACGGATTGCTCATCGGAGCCTGCCTCTCATCAATTATGAAGGAACGAAAGAACTCGATTGTTTTCCGATCATCATACTTCAACACACATCACCCAAAATCTACTATTTAGTTAACTCGATCTCCTCATCGAACAAATCTTGTGCCGTATCCATAGCCTCAAGGAAAGCATTTAATGGGCGCTCAAGCGCGTCCTGCTTCGTCTTGGTGTCTATATCGATAGACCGGACGGCCTTCTCGGATCTCAACAGCTCACCACTTGCGTGACATACGGCCTTGATGGCCTCCCTACGTTCCTTATTCATTTTGACCTCCTTGGTTGAGTGAAACGTTTTACAAAATGTAATTGATCGCGCAGGTCGCTATATTCGATTTCATGCAAATGAAACTGAAGAGAGCCCGATACGGCACCCTCGAGATTCAACTCAACGCGGTAATCATAAACGGAATATTGATCGAGAATAACAGCACTTATTGATGAAACGGAGTTCAGGCTAATAACGAAACCCTTGATCCTTGGAATGCTGTAATTCTCAGAGATCATAGCTTTTTAATATCTTCTTTGATTTCCGTATTCTCTTTTTCAAGAACCTTGTATCCACATTCTTCCATGTAATAATCAGCAATTTTTGCTGTTACTGAAGAGCTGTAACTACCTACAATGTCGAGCTCATCAATTAACCAATCACAATCAACATCTGAATATGTTACGCCATATCGTTCCTCAAAAATTTCTCCAATTTTATTAGAAATGTCGGTATGCGCAGCTGCCGCCCGTGAACATTTTCTGAGCAAAGCAGTAAACTTTCGATTATCAATCATAAAACTTCTCCCGAATTACAACGACGTTTTCCATAGCTTTTATTCTGAAAGTGACATGGTCCATATCTTGATTGGGGTAGTGCGTCTCAATCGACTCCATCATCTCTTCAAGTGCCTCCAGACGACGCAACATCACCAGTATGTCTGATGGGACAATATGATCATGAAGGCAGCTATGAACAGTCGCGATATCGAAAAACAAATCTCGTGTTTCTGGGCCGTCAGAGATCAAGCTTTCAGCTTTCATCAGAAGCGCGTTTGCCTTGATATGGTTTACTGACAATGATCCAGCGGGAGGTGTTATGGCCACCTCAATACGTTTGATCATTTGTTCTGTCGACAATGACATTTCCTGAATACCTTTTTCAAATTTCGCAGGGTTAGAAAACATCCTTCGATTACAGCAGTCAAGAATAAATCTTATTTTTTTGTTATTCCTCAGCCGGGAAATTCTTACCTTTAGCCCCTGAAGATGCCCGCTTCGGCATACGCTGAACCTCCGTGAACATACGAGACGCAGCGTCGACCTGATCTTTGTAAGTACCGCGCGGGAAAGTTTTCAGCTCACTCACGAAAGCCTTATTCCAATCGCCCTTAACGAGGTAAACCTTGCCGGCATTCACATAGCTGGCAAACGGAATAGCGCGATCCTCTTTGGCCCCGGATTCGGGCGAGAAAGTAAAATCTAAACCTATCAATCGGCCCGCCAAATTATTCACTTGAGACAAACCAGCTTGTCCGGGGTCTTGGGGAAGTGACTGCCGGACGGATCTTGTGTCGTCCTTGCATGTGGTAACAATCGTGTCCTCGGCTTCATAAATCTTCTGCCGAACCCTAACCACGTCAGTTATATACAGGTTGCCTTTAACAAGCTTCCCCTTAACGCCCGCCGTGTATGGACTTTTCTTTTTGACCGAACCTGCAAAATCCCAGCCTCTTGCGAACTTCCCCCCTGATGGAGCCATTTCGCAATAGTTCAATTTGTCGACCTTGAACATTCCACCACCGCGAGGTGCCGGCCTTTGCTGCATTTGACCCGCAACCGAATACTCACCGCCCTGAGACATCATATCTTCTTCGATTTCCGTCTGTTCTTTTTCAGGAAAACGCTCAGGGAACAAAAGCTCCCCATCTTCCTTACGAGGGTCTTTGAAACCAATGACGGTATGGCAGCGACGATCAGGCTCATACCGCATCGGAAGCATCAAATGCTCATATCGACCCTTCATGTTTTCAAGAATATGGCCGCTAACATCACCCTCATGAATACGCTGCATAATCACCAAGCGCTTGATCGTTTTAGCGTTGTTGAAGCGCGTTGAAAGAGTTTCGGTAAACCACCGAACGGTCCTCTCTCGATCAAGCTCACTCTCAGCCCCGTCGACTGAGTGAGGGTCATCAACGATGATGCGGTCGGCGCGATACCCCGTAAGCTTCCCCAACGTTCCGGTGGCGAACGACATACCGTTAGCAGCCAGCCAGTATTCAGTTTCATTGTCTTTTTTCTTTGGGTTTTTACTTACAAGATAGCCATAAAACTCCATAAACTTATCAGTTTCGATGAGGCTTCTTGTCTTCATGTGATTGCGTTTAGCGAGATCGGCGGCATAAGAGGTCGTAATATATTGAAGATCCGGCCTGCCCCTCGGACCCCACTCCCAAGCCTGCCAAAAAGTCCCGCACATAAGACTGTTGTGAGTAGGGCACATATGGCGATCAATCAGATAGATACCGCCTTCGACCTGAATGCACCTAACGCGTTTTTTTCCTATGGGAGAAACAGATTTAACATATCTTGATCTATAACGTGACTGCTTAACTGGAATAATTCGGTCTTGCTTTCTTTTCATCCGAAAGACTTGCAGTCCATCCCAAGGCCTAAATCCAACGCTGTAATGAGGACCATATGTTTTTCCATTCAATTCAGTGAATCGGCTTTTTATGGTCGCGACCATTCCTAGCGACTCCGCGATCCACTTGACGCCATCAGCGAGGCGTTTTTCTTTGTTTGTAAATGTGCATCGCCCACCTTTGTCACAGTGCCCGTCCGTGTCCATAAGCCCCTGCAAAAGAGCAATCCGCTGATCAATAGATGCATGAAGGTATTCATACGGTATGTGCTTGTTCTCAATAAGCCCCATGACCCGCAAAGATTTGGCAAGCCCCAGCACTTTTATTTTTAAGAATGGTTTTTTTCTGCGAAGCCCATCAGCAGGCAGTCGCTTAGATACCTCACCATAGGGCAAAATTGTTTCAGCATCGTCTTCTGCGGCAAAGATAGTCCCGCCACGACTTGAGCCATCGCCAAGCCACGCCCCTAGAAGATACGGGTCTATGTATTGTTTTGACGGTGGCATATGAATTGGCGCAGCGGTTGGTATCCTGTCCCCCCGCTCGCCAGCTTTCAAATCAAGCGTTGTGACGGTTTTCAAGATCCGTCGCCTTTTATGCTTCGTCGTGGCGTCCGATATGTCGCGTTCGACAACCCACTCATGCCCTGATCCAATATCAACGCTTGTACCATCATTAAATTCGACCCTATAGCAAGCCTCCATCACCTCTGGAGTTCTGGCTTGCACGCACTTAGGCCGACCATCAGGCCCATACACAAAATCACCTACATCAAGATCACCGTGCTGCTTCCATCCGTGTGTTGTTAAAACAGGGAGGTAGTAAGGGGCGGCTTTCATCATGCCCGGCGGGACATTTATGAGTAAATTATCTATCTCATCATTTGAAACGGCCTCGAGATGTTCCGCCATAGCCTCGAGCGCCCAATTCGTTGCGAGGTCAACCGATGGCTCAACCTCACTCCAAAACACACGTATGAAGTCAATCAGGCTTTCCTGACACAGAGATTTTTCGAGTATGTACTGTAACCGGTCTGGGTTCTTTTCCGCGTACTCGATTACATCATGCGTCGTCGGCAGGTTCATGCGGCTCTCCGGAGTTGATCAAAGCGAGCATTTTTCGCTTTCTGTCGAGAGACAGGAAAGAAACATCCGGTGCATCAGATGTGTTTACCTTCTGATCAACGATCGACTCATCTGAATTACGGTTTCGATAGTCCTCTTCGTAGGAATTCATCAAACCAAATTGAATGCTTCTACTGTTACCTTTTCCGGTTGCCGCGCTGTGACGTAACGCCTTTTCATAGAAGACCTTATTGCCCAAACGATGAGAATCGACCACTTCAGCAAATTCAGAATATTTTCTTTTCCATGACCTGCATGTGGTTTCCGATATATCCAGAAACCGGCATATCTCCGCTTGTGTCCAAACCTTATCGGGATTTTCATCCCTCAGATCCCAAAGACTTTGCGTCAATACCAGATGATAATCTGTTGGCCTGCCGCCTTTTGGACCGGGCTTTCCTGAATTTTCCATCAAGTTCCGAGCGGCCTCGGTATATTTTGGGTCGTCCAGAACGTCTCTTGGTGTTTGTACTTTTTTAGGCATGAAAAATTCCTATCGTATTTTTTAACGACAGGCAATCTCATGCTTGATTTCCAGAATTGATTTGATAGGCTCGTTCGTGAAGACCGATTTTCTCTGTTTTGACTGTCTTCCCAAAAACGACATAAGCAGAGTTTGCCGACGAATCTGGGAGTCGGGTTGTGAAGCAGCAACTCAAATTAGCTTGTTTACCCCTCCGTGATGTTTTTATCCTATTTTACATCCGGAGGGGTATATTTCACACAATCATGTTTTGTAAGTATCGGCTTTCTCTTCCAGCTTACGTGCTTGCTCATCAAGCCGAGACGCCTCTATGGGCTTCGATTTTCTGACCGCATCGGCCTTCTGCCGAAGCATTTTGGCTTCCCGCAGTAAAGAATTGAAATCATCCTTATCCATCTTTTTCCCTTATTCTGTGAAGTTTATCCTCAGCATCAATTCTGTGACGTTTAGTTAGCTTTTGCAACGGCGTTACGAGGCGGCAGGCTGTCTCTGCATTGGGCCGACCTACCCTAAGAGCTCTGATGACTCCTCTTTCGGCCTGACGGGCCACCCTGACGTGGTGATCGGCTATGCTTTGGGTTAACGAGAACATGGTTTTTCCTTTCGGTGGGCGTCATTGCCCTGCCGAAAGGATATAACTCTGTGGTTAACAAAACCTGTGCAGTTTGATATTTATTTACTCAATCCCAGAATCCGACTGTATTGAGTATCTGACGCTTCGGCGAGGTGATTGAGCTCTTCGACATAAAACTGATCGAAATCCTCAAACGACATACCGCGCGTGTTGAAATCATCAATGAGGGCCGTGGCAAACGCCTCCCAATCAGCATCAGTCATTTCATCTGGGTCTTTGGAGAAACTGACGCGACTTCCATCAGCGCTATCAGGTGTCTTTTGAGGCTCACCCAGACGCTGCCGACCGCTTGGTTTAGCCCTTTGGTGTTCGATAACTTCCGGCTCAGGGTCTTTGGCTTTAGGTTTCGCTTCAGGTTCAGGCTCCGCATCACCGCCCTCGGGGGGTATCAGGGGTAATGATTTCCCGTTCTGCATATCGGTGACGTTCCGGCGCATTCTGTCCGCAACAGTTTCCTCCTGCGTACCGCTAAAATCATACATCGAGTTATCGCGGTCGAATATATTCTGAACATCACTCGAAAGAGGCGCCACTTTACCCGCGCGTCGGAGAGCGGTCTTACGCCACATCTCACCTTCATGGGCTGCGTTGAACCAAGGCCCCTTCTTGGCTTTAACGGCAGCTTTAATTTGCAAGATTTCATCCTTGCCCATCACGTCGAAATACTTGCCGCCATCCTTTGTTCTGATCAGAGCCCAAGCGGCTATCTTCTCACCACGATCGGTCAACGCCTGCTTATGCCTCAGAAAGCCATCAGTGCCGCGCTCAAAGTCAAAGAAATCCTCTTGGCACACCAAACCCGTTTCAACATCGAGGACTTCGCCGCTGTTACGCATTCTTTTCAAGATGCCGCCATACATAGGGATATAACTGGCGTTACCCTTGAACGCCACGATAGCGGCCTCGCGCTTGCCATCCGGAAACAGACCGTCCATTGCGCATTGCCGGAACGCCATAAGCAAGGACTTACGGCCATCGGCGCTATTCAGGCACTGCATCAAATACTTATCCGATTTGATGGTCGCGTTCATCGTCCTGATGAAGCGGTCCTCATCTATCGTATCGGGCAGAAATTCAGAAAGTGATGCGCGGCTTTGTTCAACTATCTCAAGATAGCCTGACTTTGCCACAGCAGTTGAGGGAACATTGCTTGTCTGATCTGTCATGGATAGCGCCTCTTAATTTCAGTGTTTACGGTATAAAGGACATCCTCATCGAAGTCCTGAGATTTAGCCCACTTGAGGTAACCGTAATCAACCTCAGACCATTTTTTACCATAGTTTTTCCCAAATGGGACACGCGGCAGCAAGCCGGGTTGAGAACTAATTTCAATCATATCTTCAAAAGATATGAGCTCGAGCATTTTCCCAAAAAGGTGAGCCGTAAGTATTGCATCTGGGAGGGCTCTGTGAAGTTGAGACCGTGCAAAAAACTGCCGCCAATCACGATCATCCCCTTTATGAAGGTCGTTGTAATAAAACAACACTGCATTTTTATAGCTAGGAGCATCAGGCCACAGTCTCAAAGCAACCTTATAAGTGCATATCCAAGGCACTTCTTGGTCAAGATATTGGCCACAAATTCTTTTATCAAAAGCGGAGTTATGGGCAACATATGCGTTAACATCTAAGCTATTTGAGTAACGCAAAACCTCATCGACAGATAATTGCGGAAGATCACTCGCGCCGGCCACGTCATCTTCTGTGATGTGATGCACGGCCATAGCTTCTATGGATATGGGAACACTAGGCTTAATCAAGCGGGACAATCCAACACCAACGGTTTTAAAGTCACCGGGAGAGCCATCTGATTGACACCGAATGCCAGCAAATTCAATCATCTCCGCATCGTCATCGAGGCCAGTTGTCTCGGTATCAAGAACAAAAAAATTATTCATTTTTGAGCATATCCTTTATATTTACATCCGGAATCCCCTCAAGTTCATCACGATACTTTAGGGAATTTTCATAGTATGGTGGCAGATCAACGCTTTGCGGCCCCTCGACATATGATTTCAGGTCTTTATCCCATCGGGCGTAGCCGGGCCATTTGTTGTTATCGAGACACCATTTGATCCTCTGAAGGCCCATTCTGTTCTGTCTGATACCCCACCATATGGCGTTATCCGTGAGGGGCGCGATATTGTATGGGTGGGGGTCTTTCTTCTCCTGACAAAGCAGGAAGGATGTTTCTATCTCACGCCCCAGAACGCGCGCGATACCCTCAACGCCAAGCCCAAGCTGCTGATGATAAGCGTAATCCCCAAGGCTGCGCGAGGTAGCCTCGGGACTGGCATCCGCGACGGCCTTGTAATCTCCGAGCATATTACCGGTTGGAATAATGTCTGGCCGGATCTTAACCCAGATACCGGTCTCGGGGTCTTTGAAAGCAATCGTGTGCTCAACGAGCCCTTCCATCAAACCGACCTTAACCATAGGGTCATCGGCTAAGACAGACGCCATCCTGTCAAAAACCTCAATGTCTTTTTGAGACACAAGGGTTTTACCAGCCGCCTCCTGTTCAGCTTTCCAAGCGCGCTTGTAGGCAAGAAAGCTCTTATGGCGACCACCGCTTTCGTCTTTGAAGGCACCCTCATGACCTTCATTCGAGGACCAGTTTTCAAACTCATGGTAAGCGAACTCGTCTTCGGGAAGTTTTCCTTCGAGCAAATATGAGTGAACCCCTTTACCAAAGCGAAGGGCTTCAGAGCCCTCATCTTGCGCACGGTTCGGGTTCAGCGTTGATTTATACCAGTATTCAAGCATGCTGACTTTGCTGTTCGCCGCGCGCCGAAGACCTGTGCTCGAGACCGAATGACCGGGAAATAAATTAGGGTCGTTATGGTAACGATCAATCGGGACAAGATAGACACCATCTTCGGTAATCTGCTGGCCATCATTGATTTCACGAACAGTTATTTCTGACATTGTGATAGTTCCTTTTTCTAATTTTCGCCTCTCCGGTTAGCCATCCGTTGAGGCTTCAGTCAAGCAGAATATCGTATTTTTTTGTAATTTTTATTGACTTGAAAAAACCATCCGCTAATTCTCTCGCCATGAAACAGGCATATGAATTACTCGAAGAAGCTCGGAAAATCGTAAACGATCCTGAGTACAAAATAACAATCGCGAAGCTATCTTCGGAATCGGGTATTCATGATCCGACCCTGCGCAGCATATTGAAGCCGGGTAAGACAAATCGAACTCTCGACAATTTGGCTAAACTCGATGAGGCCATCGATAGTTTGTGTAAGGCTTTGGGGAAATCGCGCCCTTCAAAGCTCAAGAAAAATAGAAAGGCGCAAAAGGAGACTTAAACCAATGGCAAAATCTGTTGATGATGCTGCTAAAGATGGCAGCAATCAGCTTACGGGCGACCAGCTTAGGGCGTTCGTTAGAATGATGAGTGAGGCCGATCAGGAATGTAAGGCCGCTAACGAAAAACGAAAGAAGCTCAGAAAAGAGCTTAAAGCCGCCGGCGTTCAACTCGGCGACTTTGACGCCATGATGCGTATGATGGATTGGCAACGTGAAGAGGTTGCGGAGACATTCGATCGCCGACTTCAATACGCTCAATGGCTCAATCTCCCGATCGGTACCCAAGGCCGACTAGCTTACGAAGAAGACACCACTGGGACTGAAACATCCGAAGATATCGCCTTTTCTAAGGGTTATCAGGCCGGGATCATTGGGGGGGTCAAAAAGGCGCCGGAGGAACATCTTGATAACAGTCAGAAATGGCTTGAGGGATACGATGCCGGGCAAAATAGCCTCGCGATGGATATGATTGCCAAGAAAAAGAAGGCTAAAGAGAAAGACGACACCTGATGCCGATCGCTCTTGCGCTCGATACCTCGTCCAGCAGGACCGGGTACGTGAGGGGGCCGACCGATGGGTCTGGCCCCCTTACTATTTCGTCCTTCTCGGTAAATAAGAAATGCCGAGGAGATGTTGGTGCTCAAATCCATAACTTCAGAGAGCAACTGATACCCAGAATGAAAGGCGTTGAGATTGTTCTACTTGAACGCCCCGTTCTTCCGTTCGGAAAGCTGAATTACGATACGCTGCGAGTCCTATATGGCATAGCTGGAATTGTCGAGGTTTTGGCAATCGATTACGATATCCCGTGTTATGACGTTCAAAACGGCAAGCACAAAAAGCTCATATATGGTAAAGGCGGAGCTAAGCCTACCAACACTGTTGAGCTGGCAGGTGCATGGGGGTTTGAATGCGAAAACGACGACGAGGCTGACGCGTGCGGGGTTTTTCTATATGCCACTCAGAAGATGTATGAGGAAGATTTTAAACATTGGGAAACCATAAAAGTTCAATCTCCCCTTGTTCCTTTCATGGCTAAAGAGAAGAAAAAGAAGCCACAAAAATTTAAACCAGTTGCAGGTTCCGATTCTCTGCTATAATCATTTTGTAGTTAATAAAAAGGCTGACCTCCATCACAAGGTCAGCCTTAACAACAAACGAACATAGGAGGTTCGATTTGAATACCCCCAATATATGCAAAATTAGACACTGCGGCAATAGCGTGCGCGCTAAACAAATGTGCTCAAAGCATTATCAAAAATGGCGTAAGTATGGAGATCCAGAACACTTCATTCAAATCAGCTCAAGCGATAAACTCGATTTCATAAATGAGGCAATTAACAGTCAAACAGATGAATGTATCATCTGGCCCTATAGTCTCGCATGCAAGGGGTATGGAGAAATACAGATTGATGGAATCAGGTGGCTTGCTCATGCTTATGTTCTCACAAAGTCCGTAGGCCCAAGACCTCAAAAACACGACGCAGCTCATGCTCCGGTGATTTGTCATAATCGCGCATGCGTTAACCCAAGACATTTACGCTGGGCCACCAGATCTGAAAATCAAAAAGACCGCGTGTTAGACGGAACGGACCTTGGAGGAGACAAGTCACCTGTCTCGAAGTTAACGCAAGAACAGGTGGACCAGATAAAAAAATCAAAAGCACCACAGTACGAAATAGCAAAACTATATGGGGTTAACCAATCTCAAATAAGCAGAATAAAAAACAAGAAGAGATGGGCATAAGATGCAAGACATACATACACTACCCTGTAATCTGGGCGTTGAGCAGTCACTTTTGGGCGCCCTGATCTTTGACAACCGCGAAATCATAATGGTGTCGGACAAACTGTCCGACGCCTCTTTTTTTGGTGAACAACATCAAATCATATGGAACGCACTCACAAAATTAAACTCTGAGGGAAGCTCAGCGGACCCAAATACACTGCTTGAGTTCTTTCACCGCGAAGACCTTTTGAAAAAGATTGGCGGTGAACAATACCTCGCGAAGATGGTTAGCAACGCGGCGCTCGAGCCAGAGATACCTGAATATGCTGAAATCCTGATCGACCTTCAAAACCGGCGAGAGCTGATCAGAATGTCGCAATCGATCGAAGCCGCATGCGTTAAGCCAGAGGTCGGCCAAAAAGCTGGCGATATAGCGGTGAAAGCATCAGAGACGCTATCAGCCGTCATGATGGGCAGTACCGTCAAACCCCCGGTGAAGATCATTCCGGGCATCAGAGAGTACGTGGAGCGCATACGGGCGGGAAAAAATGCCGATGATAAACCGTTTCTATCAAGTGGCAGCGGGGTTCTGGACAGGCGACTTGGCGGCGGGTTCTTTCCCAGCGACCTGATCATCCTTGCCGGGCGCCCAAGTATGGGTAAGACCATGAAAGCCCTGAATATCATCGAAGGCGTGGCCTCAAGCCCCTCTCTGAAGGCTCCCGGAAAACGCGCACATGTGGCATTTTTCAGCCTCGAGATGGATACCGATAAGGTTCTCGGGCGCTTTATGACAACCAATTCGCACAAGCGTTTCGGTAAACGATACTCATCACTGAACATGCGATCATACGATATCTCTGAAGAGCATCTGGACGCTATGGGCACCCATGCCGCCGATATCGGTGAGAACATCAGTATTGATGACGATGCTGGCATCACAATTCGCGATATCGAGATCCGCGCACTCAACCTTATCCGCATGCACGGTTATCTCGATATGATCGTGGTTGACTATCTTCAAATCATTAACCCGCCACCTGAAGACCGAGGCAATAAGCAGGCCGCTATAACCAACATATCGGCGGGCCTGAAGCGTATCGCTAAAAAGCTCGACATACCCGTTATAGCTCTCTCTCAACTATCGAGACAAGTTGAGAACAGAGACGACAAACGCCCTCAATTATCCGACCTCAGAGACTCCGGCTCGATTGAGCAAGACGCCGATATCGTAATGTTCGCGTACCGGCATCACTACTATGTCGAACGCTCTGAACCAGCTGACAAATCCAACGAAAAACATATTCAATGGACTGTCGAGCTCGAAAGAACACGCCATCAGTTTCAACTGATCATCGGAAAACAAAGGATTGGACCTGTGGGATCTGATACGTTTTGGTGTGACACACTGACCGGTTATGTCGGCGACTGCGACCCGCATGACCTCCACGGCACATCAATATTCTAACAGATACGAATGAGCCTCAGACCGAAATCTGAGGCTCGTGCGAAAATTGAAAAAGTTAAACGGCCAAAGGCGCGTCACCATCATCAACAAATAGGTTTTACCGCATGTTCAACACTAAAGACAAGAAAAGAATTTACATCAAACGGGAGGACAAAAATGGGCAATAGGTTTGTATATGAAAGCGGATTTGCTCCCGTTCCATACGCCGCTATGAGGGATGAGAATATATCGATTGGCGCGCGCGGTCTCTTGGCTCTCATGATGACGCATAGCTCTGAGTGGACCTTTAACCGCAACGATATGATTAAAAAATGCGCGTGCGGTAAAGAGAAATATGATCGCATGAGGCGGGAGTTGATCGACGCGGGATATCTTGAGATAAAAAAAGCTCATGATGCTCAAGGCAGATGGCAGGGATATGATTGGCATATCTACCCAACCCCTGACAAATCCATTCCTGAAAACCCGGACACACTACCGGATAACCGACCGCCGGAAAACCCGACCGTCGGTAAAACCGAAGTTCGGGAAACCCGCCCGCATAAGGATAAACAAGATAAAGGAAAGACAAATATAAAGGATAAACAAGGTGGGGTCGCGAGCGACCCTCCTGCGAAAAAGCCTGATATAGATTGGTCAAAGGCTGACAAAAAAGCTGGCAGTCTTGCGATTATGGAGAAAGACCAAAAGTATGCTTTACCAACACCGTTCTATATCGGTGCTGAGCTCAAGGATTACGCCCTTATCGATAAACGCTTTGAACTTCAGGAGTTCAATAACATCATTGCTGAGATGGTGGATTACTGGCGAGATCAGGCAAAGACCAAAAAAGGTAAGAAGACGGCTAGCGGATGGAAGCGAACATTCAAAAGCTGGCTGGACCGAAAAGCTATCGATTATAAAACCAGATATCGCGATAAACCTTTCGATCATAGATCCGGTAATGAGACGGAAGATTCCGCCGGCGTTGATGTTGAAAGTCTTCCGCTGGATTATTGGCGCGGATGCGTCCGGCGTTTTGCCGATCAGGGCGATTGGAGCGGAATGGGACCACCCCCGGGCGATGAAGGCTGCTTAGCGCCTGCTGATATTTTGAAAGAAAACGGTTTTGGGATAGAAAAATAATACACACCGATTCTTTTGAGAAAAATTTATGACGCCATTCACGACAAACGAACTCGATTTGGCAATAAAACTTACGAGCGTTCAGGGGTACGGTTTCAAAGAAACCGCTGAAATTATGAGCCGTAACGGTTCTGGCCTCATGACGGCGCAGCGTATCGAGGATGAAATAACCGAGCGCGCGCCGCACATAATTGATGAAATCAGGATAGCCTCAGAAGCGCGTTCTAAATCTCAGATAATCGGAATAACCGCAGCGCCTCCGGGGAGAAGGGTCTTGAAAAAGACAAAGGCTCTCGTCGATTACGTCAATGCGAGACCAAAGGGACAGAGCGAAGAAACCATATGCTGGGCAGCTCGAAAACATGGGTTTGATTGCAATATCACCGATATCCGTATCGCGGCGAAAAGGTGTAATTATGAGCTATCCATTCACGAAATTAACCCGATTGATTATTACGACGCGATAGTGGCCGACACATGCCTATGGCCGATCGATCACGTCAGAGCATGCGGGGCAAAGCGTGAAAAAGGGAAATACTGTGGCGCTCATTACTGCCGATCGCTGGGCCGTCACCCGGCATAAGATGCGCGCTCTTCAGCTTCTTCTTTGTTTTTCACCTTATGGGCCTCGAGCGATATCGCTCTCAAATTTTTCGGACCCCAAAACCCTATAATCTCATCGAGAGGCAAGTGACCGAAATCACGGTATACTCGGTAAAGCGGTATCATGTGATCTATATTATATTCATTCGAAACAAGCTTTTCTCCCGTTATGGCGCACAGCCCGTTCTGACGTTCTTTGAAAAACTTATTGTAACTATTGGGCGCCTGCATCATTCCAAATGCGGCCCCGCAGGCTTTGTGCCAATACCCCCTATCGGACATTCCTTGACCGTCCCAATCACTATGCCACCCTAAATTATAGCGCGTCAAACCACACATTGGGCATCCGTACTTATAGGGCTGTGGGGGTATTCTGAATTTTGGTTTTTCGGTTCCATAGATGCGTTTTCTTTCAACCGGGCACCACTTAGATGGCGCAACAAACTTCGGCCATTCATTTTCATATGGTTTCGGGTTTGACCTCATCAGGGCACGCATAAGCGCGAAGGCCCGCACGGGGTGGCGGTGCCAGTAGCGATCAACCCTCAAGCTGGGTGTATCGCATTTCTTATCAGGAATGGTTTTGACAGCCGGGGGCTGGGGTATTTCTCGCATTCGCAGATCATACCGAGATCCAGCCACAGCACAATATTTTCATATTTTACTTGAAGTGGTTTTTAGGTGCAGCTATGCTGGAAGAGCGAAAATTGAAAAGGAGAACATCATGTCAAACGACAAATCATATCGCATTGTCCGCCTAACAGCCGAGAACATCAAACGCCTTGTGGCGGTCGACATCCAACCTGATGGCAACATGGTTGAGATAACGGGCCGGAATGGCGCCGGCAAAACCAGCGTTCTGGATGCCATCTGGTGGGCGCTCGCGGGAACCAAAAATGTTCAAGGTAAACCTATCCGTGACGGTGAAGAGCAGGCCGTGATCGAATTGAGCCTCGGATCTCTGATCGTCACCCGCACCTTCACGGCCAAAGAAGATGGCGGCTATACCACTAAGCTTCTGGTTCAAAATGAAGACGGCGCGAAATACGGTTCACCCCAATCCATTCTCGACGCCATCGTGGGCGACCTCACCTTTGATCCGCTACATTTCACACGCCAAAAGCCCGTCGATCAGCTCAAAATATTACGGGAATTCGTCACTGACTTTGACTTTCAGGACGCGGCGCAACGCCGAAAGGGTCTGTATGACGATCGCACAGACGCGAACCGGGATGTGAAAAACCTCAAAAGCCGCATTGATGCGATTCCTGAACCATCTGATGGAGAGATTATTGACCTCGATAAAGCAATGTCGGCTTACGAAGAGGCTATGAAAAGATCCCGCGAGGTCTCAGAGAGAAACGCTAAAATAACTAAAGCGATATCAGATCAAGCACATCATGAAACGCAAATCGCGGTAATTGATAATGAGATTATTGACTTGCAAGCAAAAATATCAAGCCTGCAATCCCAGCGCGGCACCCACAATGATCAGATTATAGGGTTAAAGCGTATATCGCAGCGGGACCATGCAGAAGATGTTGACCTGATGCCTTTCAAAGCAGACCTCGATACAGCGCGATCACAATCAGAATTAGTCTCCCAACAAAAAGAGCGTGAACGCCTTCAAGCTGAATTTGAAGAAGCGCAACGGTCATCGGAAGAGCTCAGTGCGAAGATAGAAGCCTTAGATGCAGAGCAGGCCACTGCTGTTTTGAATAGCGATATGCCGGTCGACGGTATTTCGTTTAGTGACGATCATATCCTGCTCAACGATATCCCCTTCTCGCAAGCCAGTGACGCGCAACAGCTTCGCGCGGCTATTGAGATAGCGATCGCGATGAACCCTCAGCTCCGCATATGCCGGGTGCGCGACGGATCTCTGATCGATAAGGATGGCATGAAAGCCCTCGCAGAATACGCCGAGAAGCACGATTTCCAAATCTGGATTGAGCGTGTTGATCAAAGTGGAAAATCTGGCATCGTTATTGAGAACGGTCAGATTAACTCGGAGGCGTAATATGCTTTCCGCGAAAAGAGACTTGGAAACTGACCTGCGTAACAACCAGATACTCGCCAAAAAGATCAATGAGTACTGGTTATCCAGAGGCTTTCTGTCACGCGCGAGACCAAAAAAACAAAAATTTGGGAACGGTCATCGAAAGCAAATTCGGCATGTGATTGTCTCCGAAACCCATAATGGCTATCCGGTGAAAAAGCAGGCGCGGTAATGCCTCGCTATTCGGACAGTTTCAAAGATGAGATTCGCAAACGAATAAAGGTCAGTGATATCGCGAGCAAGCGGGTCAAGCTTAAACGCTCGGGCCGTGAGCTCGCGGGCCTGTCACCATTCACCCAAGAGAAGACGCCAAGCTTTTACGTCAATGACACTAAGCAAATATTTAAATGCTTCTCTTCAGGAATAGGTGGTGACGTATTCACGCTATTTATGGAGTTTGAAAATTGCACCTTCCCGCAAGCGATTGAACGGCTTGCGGATATGGCCGGCGTTGAGCTGCCAAAATATACCCCGGAAGAGCGTCAGAAAGATGACCGCCGGAAGCTCATATACGCCGCGATGAATGACGCTCAAGCGTTATTTTCTGCCGAGCTCAACAATAGCGAACTTGCAAAATCATATGTTCAGTCAAGAGGGATAGACGCTCAAACCATAAAGGAATGGGGTATCGGTTTCGCGCCAGAAGACTGGAGCGCGATACCAAGATTTCTATCTGGAAAATACAATAACGATATCCTTATCGAGGCCGGTCTGACAAAACAGAGCTCGCGCGGGCAATTCGGCTTTTATAGAAACCGTCTGACCTTTCCGATACGTGATACGCAAGGCCGCGTTGTTTCATTCGGTGCCCGAGCTCTCGATCAGGACCAAAAACCAAAATATCTTAATGGACCGGACTCCCCGGTATTTCACAAATCAAACACGCTGTACGGCATCGATACTGCCAAAAAAGGACTTACGGTAAAGCGCGATGCACAGGGCCTCATACTCTCCGAAGGGTATCTTGATGTTATCGCTTTCGCTCGAGCAGGTCTTCCAATAGCGGTCGCGCCTCTCGGAACCAGCGTTACAGAAGCCCATATGCGCGAGATATGGCGATGGGGACCGGAGCCCATAATATGCCTTGATGGCGATGCAGCGGGCCGTCGCGCGGCCTTGAGGCTGATAAAAAAGGTTCTCCCCGAGGTTGAACAAGGCCGAACGGTGCTATTTGCCCAGATACCAGCCGGGCAAGACCCTGATGACGTATTAAGACAAAAAGGCTCGCGCGGGCTTGCTGATATTGTCAAAAACCCCACCTCGTTGCCACGCAAGACATGGGAACTTGAACGGGAAGTTGACGCCCTCGACACCCCCGAGCGCCGGACAGCGTTCAAAACTCGGCTGAATGAACACCTGTCTTTGATAAAAGACCGCGAAACTCAGAAGCACTATCGCGAAGCTTTCTTTCAATGGACCCGAGAGCACTATCGCCGGGGCCAGAAGAATAACAGCAAGTCAATTGCATCAGGGGATATCGCTTCCCACAGGGGGCTGGGCATATTAGCGACATGTATCGATAATCCGGACCTCATTGACGAGATAGCCGAGGACTTAGCCACCGCTCATTGGTCATCGGAATGCCACTCCATTTTTGAAGCCATGTTTCAACTTTACCAAGACGGGATGGATATCAACAGATCAGTGGTAATAGATACGCTATTGGTCAAGTTCAACAATATCGCCGCTGATATGCTTGAGAGTTACCCTTATTCCGGCAGCATAGATTCAGGCTCGTCACAGTGGCATTCGGTTGTGAGATCTGTTTATCACCTTAAACCACCCTCAGATGAACCTAAAGCCCTTCATGACGCTATTTTTGAACAGCGTCGAAGACGGAGGACAGAAAAATGATGACTTTAACTCTAAAATTTGATTCCCATGATTATTACAGATTTATACAGGATATCGAAAATCATATCGAAGATTATTATGACCTTATTCATCCTCATCAAGATGACGAATGCCATCAAGAATTTGAACGCATTCTTAGGACTTTCGCAGGATGCCTTACGTTAACAAAAATAACAAAAAAATAAGATTTCACTTGCATGCGTATCACGGATGCGTATGGTGCATCGAGATGCGGCGGCGCTGAAAGTTAGAAGCGCAAGCCTGACCAATAACCCCTTCGGGGTGTCCTGTGCTCACGGGTAATTCGAGAGACGTTAAATTAGATTGGGGGTCAGGTCGTGAGTGCTACGTGTGGTGGCGAGCCGGTGAAATACCGGGAACCGACCGAGCCGGGGTAACGACCGGCCCGCATCATTTTTAGGGCAATGACGCCCACCGAAGGGAAGCTTGATGACTTTTAAAACGTCAATGACCAAAGATGAGTTTTACGCGCTGAGAAAGTCCCTCGGGCTTGATCGCGCTGAGGCCGCTAAAGTCCTGAACGTGACGGTCGACACACTTCGGAAATGGGAAGGGCAGAAAAAAGGCGGGATTGGACCGCACCCAACGGCTGTTATTTACCTTCAGGTAATCAAATCATTCCCATTGCTGATACCACCGTTCTGGCCCGGACGGCTCATTGAAGATCAAGAGGAGCAATACAATGGCGATTGAAGCGCAATATAAGGCCGAGGTTTGGCAAAACATATCGGCCACCATGCCGAGATTTATAACCGAATGGCCATTCCGTCACATCCCAAATAAAGGCGATTTGGTAACAATCGAGAATGCTAGGTATAAGATTGAGAGCGTCGATTACAGCTACGCAGAACCAAACAATCCAGACCCCCTCCTTGAAATCAAAGTCTGGGTGATTTGATGGATATTACAGAAGCTCAACTAAAGGCACTAGCTAATCCTATAAGCGCGCTTCCAACAGGTAAGGCCGCTGAACATATGGTGTGCGCGCATCTGATCATGATGGGTTATCAGGCGTATCTAAGCGACCAAGGACTTCCGTATGATATCGTCGTCGATATAGATGGGAGACTTATAAGAGTTCAGGTGAAATCAACAGTATTTGCTAAAAACATAAACACTCGAGGTAAGACCGAGAGAATAGGTTATTCTTTTCATGTAAGGCGTAGAGGTAAATCAGGCGGTAAGCGTTTAACAAAACAGCAGTGCGATATAGTTGCTATGCTTGCGTTTGATATTATGAAAATTGCGTACTTACCAATAGAAGAAGTGGCTCAGACCTGTCAATTTATGCCGCCGGGCTACTCTTTTAAAGGTCAACACAAAAGGACTCGTGGGACCACAATTGATAATTATCCTTTTGATAAAGCCCTTAGTCGGTCATTGTCATGACGGTTTACACTGACATCTCAAAAGTTCCTTTGTTCAGATATAGTCTTATATGCGCTGACCCTCCGTGGCGCTTTGAGACGTATAGCGAGGCCGGCAATGAGAAGGGCGCGGGCGGGCAATACAAAACTATGAGCCTCGACCAAATTAAAGCCATGCCGATCGGTCAGACATGCGCACGAGATTGCCTCCTATGGCTATGGGCAACACACCCGATGCTTGAACATCAATTTAGTGTCGTGCGCGCGTGGGGATTTAACCCGATCGCCAATGGGGTTTGGCGCAAGGTCACAAAAAACCAGAAAATGCGATGGGGTACAGGCTACCGCCTGAGATCAGTGACCGAGCCTTTCATTCTGGGTATCATGGGAGATATCCCTACACCCAGAGATATCCCGACTTGTTTTGATGGGCTTGCGCGTGAGCATAGCCGGAAACCTGAAGAAGCTTATGAGCTCATCAATCACATGATCAGCTTATTCCCGAACCCGTTCCCGAACAATAACCGTATGGATTTGTTTGCGCGCGAGGAACGCGAGGGCTGGGATGCGTTCGGTGATGAAGTTGGTAAATTTTGAACGTTTCACGTGAAACAAATGCGAAAAGGAAAAAGACATTGGAACAAGAACCAGAAGAACTCGTACTGCCCGGAAAGGCGCTTTCAATACGCCAGCCATGGGCATGGGCTGTTGTGAATGGTCATAAGGATGTTGAAAATAGGGATTGGGGATGGCGCAATCCGGCCTCAAAATTTAGAGGCAATTTTGCCGTTCATGCTTCAGCAGGCATGAAACGTGATGAATATATAGAAGCCGCTGCATTCATGGCTGAACTTGGCGTAACGTGCCCACGCCCTGATGAGTTGATAAGAGGAAGAATTGTAGGAGTCGCAAACGCTACAGACTTTGTAACAGATCATAAGTCACCCTGGTTCTTTGGCCCTAAAGCTCTGGTTATAGATTATGCCGCCCCCATTGATGATGGTGATATCGTTAAAGGAAATCTTGGTTTTTTTAATTGGCGCCCACGCATTGCAAAAAAATCTGGTGTTTCTCCAGCTAAGTGGATGACTGAATTCACAAGCAAAGATTTAGGGGGTTAAAATGGATTTTTCACCACAGCAAAAACAAGCGATTGATATGATCCTGGAATGGAAGAAGACAATGAACTTCCCATTCTTTTATCTGGCTGGATACGCGGGCACGGGCAAAACAACCATTGCGCGCCATATAGCTAAGCAGTTTGGCGGGCGACCTGTCTATATGGCTTATACCGGAAAGGCCGCTATGGTCATGCGTAAATCTGGCTTCTTTGATTGGGAGCATAGAGCTTTATTTCACAAGGGTGGGGAGAAAAAATAATGGAATTATCACCTCAGCAAAAAGAAGCTTCAGAAAAAATATCAGCATGGCTTAAGGCCGGGCAAGAGCAGGTCTTCTATCTAGCGGGTTACGCTGGCACCGGTAAAACCACGATCGCGCAAATCTTGGCCAAACAGGCTAAGGGCAAGACCGTGTATGCGGCCTATACCGGTAAGGCTGCTGTCGTCATGAGGAAATCGGGTTGCTATAACGCGAACACTATCCACAGCACAATTTATGAAGCAAAGCGCAATGAGAGAACCGGAAAGTATGTGTTTCGTTTCAATGAAAACGGTGCCTGCGCGGATGCCGGCATTATCGTCATTGATGAGTGTTCGATGGTGGGCGAAAAGATTGGCGCGGATCTTCTTCGTTATGGGCGCCCTGTTCTTGTACTTGGTGACCCTGCTCAGCTTCCACCAATCAAATCAGGTGGATTCTTCACAGAGCGAGAGCCGAATATGATGTTGACAGAAATTCACCGTCAAGCTGAAGGGAACCCAATCATTCATCTAGCTACTATGGTTCGAAATGGGCAGCGGCCCCCGATAAACACGTATGGCCAGTCAGCAGTCATCGACTCGGCTTCCATAACCTCTCAAACCATTATGTCCGCTGATCAGATCCTCGTCGGGAGGAACAAAACGCGTGAGCTTTATAACAACCGGATACGTGAGCTGCTTGAAAAACCTAAAGGCTTGCCGGTTCCGGGCGACCGTCTGGTATGTTTGAAGAATGACCACGCACTCGGAATATTCAATGGCGGGATTTACACAGTTGATAGTATCGCTTCAACGGGTGATCCCGAAACCATAGGGCTTGTGGTTCGCTCAGAAGACTTTCCGGAGGCGGATTTCGTCGAGGCTGAAGTTCGCAAAGAGTTTTTTCTCGGCGGCGAGAAGGACATACCTTGGCAAGACCTTATGGGACTTCAACAGTTTACTTACGGGTATGCTCTGACGGTCCATAAATCTCAGGGCTCGCAGTGGGGAAATGTCGTTTTGTTTGACCAGAGCTCTAATTTTAAAGAGTGGGAAAGGCATCTTTATACCGGCATCACACGGGCGTCTGACCAGATAACGATTGTGTACTAGTTATCTTTCGCGACTTGGGCGAAAGCTATGAAGTCCGGTCTGACATCACCGGGCCATTTCAAGATCAGAACACGAAGGTTTAACCATACTTTCTGCTTCACGCTGGGACACATAAAAGGAACGCGCGTGATACTCGGCACTTGATCGGTATGATACTTCTCGGCAATCCAGTCGATTGGCTCATTATGAGGGTGATCGCTGTGGCTGTCTGGTATGAATTTACCCAAGTGCTGCCCGAGCATTTCCTCTTGGGTCTTTCCGATTAGGTCACAGAACGCATGAGATATCCGAACAATTATATTGTCGGCACTGATCATCAATATCGGTTTGTCGCTGTATTCAAGGCAAGCCATACCAACAGCTTGATTCCTTGCGAAATCGTTGATGCTACCATCCATGATTACTCTCTTTGACCTAAAACATTCATTTCCTCAAGAGCCTTTATTCGGCCTCTCAGCATGCCAAGTTCAGCAGTTTCTTCAAGCCTCGCGGCACGCTCGATATCGAATTTGACCTCGAGTTTTTGAAAGCGGGTCACAAGCGGGGCGTATACGCATATGTGGTATCCCGTCGCTCCGCCCAGAAATGAGGATATGATAGCCATTATGCCGCCAGTCGGTGACATAAGAATAGGCTCCAACATCCCCCAATTGTCGAACAAAAAGTACAAAGCAGCGCTAAGCGCCGTCCCAAGCGCCGTCAAACGAACTAGGATACTTTCAAGTGGTGTTGATCTGGTTTCTTTGCTCATAATAGGCTTTCTTGTAGAATGTTTTTGCGTGCTTCCGGGATCAAAAAAACGTGTGCGACTTATTCAGTATCTTCATCTACATGAAAAACCGTGTCGTCGGTCCAATCACAATTCTTTCGTTTTATTCCTTCATCAATAATTGTGCTGACCTGACGCTTATGCACCGTCGACCAGTTTACGGTTTCGCCCTTTACCCAAGTGGGCTTGATAGGGCAATCAATCGTCCGTGTTTCTCTCGAGGTTAGACAACCGGTCAGACAGAGCATCATCGCTCCGATTAGCATTTTCCGATACAGCTTCAATTCTTGCCTCCTGATTTTCAATAGTTTCGTCTTGCGCTTTTACCCGCTCTTCAAGCCGGGTCTGTTTACGCGTGCGAAAGTGGGACCATAGGAGTAAACCTATGACCCCACCAATACCCGCAAGGGCTCCGATTAGCTCGGTTGACACCTATGCGACTCCACCTTCTGGTGGTGCCTCAGCCGGCGCTTCCTCAGCCTCAGCCGGGAAATCGTCATCGACACCCTCGACTTTCAATTGAGCAATAGCGGCTTCGAGACCAACCACAAGACGTGCTTTGGCATAATCATCAAACTCAGTCTCGGTGGACTCAATCAAATCATTAAGCTTGTCACCAAGCTTTGCGCCAATCTCCACGGCCTCATCGTCCAGCATACCGGCAACTGAGTTCAGTGCCAAAAACGCAAGAGGCTCCAAGGAGCTAAGAATACGGTCTTTCATATCGAATTCCTTCTTCCTAATTGCCGATCACTCACAGCCGACCGGCTCTGCTGAAACCCTACCAGTTAGGCCATGAGGCTCTGGCAGAGGATGGGAAAATAGCCGGCCTCGCTCGCCAATCCATATGAATGAATGAATTGTACCTTCCGAAACCGTTAAACCCGAGCTCAGCGGCTCGCTTGAGCATCGCTGATACGTTCGGGATAGCTGATCTCGGCACATCAACAGCGGAGAACATGTGGCGCGAGCGCTTGGAGCCACCTTCGTTTTTGTTATGTGGAGGCGACCGATAAAAACTGTTCGGAGTGTGGGCGGTAATCTTCCCCTCTTTCCGAACCTGGTTAAACGCCATGAGCATCGGTAAATGCACAAGCAGATACCCGTCACCCTTTGAGGCTAATTCGCTCGGACTGAAGTATGGGGAAACCTGACGCCATCGCTTTTTGGAAACGATAGAATAGAAATCTGTGTGCGGCGCCGGCCCCCAAACCTCTCCCTCGAGAACGTCCCACGATTGACCGTGAACGCCTCGGTGGATGGCGACAGCGTTATGTGTCGCGAGAGGTGTCATTTTCCGTCCCCGTCAATATCAATTCCAGTTCCGAGCTCGTATTTACACATAGCCGAAAGGTCATCGAGGCGTTCCCCGGATTCCGATACCGGCGTTATGGTTATGGACTCCTCGGCATCGTTGAAATCAATGACAACGCGCTGGCCAACGTATTGAGAAATACCGGCTTGTAGAAATCCGCGAAAATGCTCAACGTCCTCGGGTGGAAGAATTTCACCGGTTTTGAAAGCCGTACCATCAGGCTGGTAATACGCCGGAATCACGCGCTCGACAGCTTCATGAATTTTTCTATTGATATCGTTTCCCATGACCGCACCTTTTAGTTGCTAAAATCATCTGTGTCATAGGCGAACCTGTCTGTAAATCCTGACAAGAATATGGATACATACAAAAAGGGCGACCATTGATTGATCGCCCTTATTCATAATTTGATCGTGAGCCGCTTACTCAGGCGTTTCAGAACCAGAGCCCTCTTCGGCCTGTTGCTGTTGCTGCAATACCGTATCCATAGTGATACGCATCTCGGTCACGGCATTATTTGCGGCCACCAACACCCCGCCCAGATCAGAAGAGTTTTCAATCAATTGATTGGCCGTGCGTTCAATTCCTTCAATGCTGGCATTGATACCGCGCCATTGTTCCGCCGTTTCCTCAACCCGCGTCACAGACGCTTCAAGATCCGGAACCTCACCAGCAGCAACATCCACCATCAGATGAATGTAATTGCTTCCTAGCGGATCTGGCGTCCCACCGGCTGTAACTTCTGACCTATACTTAGCCGCCTCACGCCGCTTTTCGATATAGGTCATGATCTTACGGAAATTTTGTGTCGCGATGCGAGACAATTGATCATTAGCCGAATTGGTGACTCGCCGCCTTTGCTGGGCCTTATACAAGGAGAGGTCTTCAGGTGTCACTTCATCAGTCGTGTCTTCAGCCTCGATGGGCGCCGGCCATTCTGCTGGTGGTGAAGATAAGATATTGGATACCTCAGCGGTGACGAAATAATCATTCTGAAGTCTAGCTATGGTGTCTGGACCAAGGGAAGTAAATCCATATGCCGCGATACTGCTTAGACGCTGTACGCTGCTCGGCGCTATCTGTGTCATCGACATCGCGAGCATGGATTCATTGAATGTCATACCGGCGTTTGTTGGGTCAGCCTGAGCTCGACGATATATATCCTCGATAACCTCAACACCTATTTGCCCTGCATTTACCCTAATTTTATTCATGACGTTTTACTCTTTCTAGGTGTGGCTTTAGCGGTTTTTTTTGCCGCCGCATCTTCTTCTCTGTAAGTTTCAGCAGCGTTAATGTATGCCTTCGCGGTTCCTAAAAACCCTTGCTCAAGCTGAGATACGGCAGCACGAGCTTCGTTTGATCCCGGCATATTTGGACCATGTTCGGTAAAGAGCTTCAGATGTTCAACAGCAGTCTCAAGGTCTTCAATCATAGGCTCAAATAATGTAGCGAGGTCTATTGTTTGCTGGCGTTGAATTTTGGCCAGTTTCTGCATTTTCGCTTTGGTCATAGTCTTATCCTTATGTTTTTGGCCGCTCTGGAAAAACGACCTCCCAAGGATTACCAAATATTTTCGTAATATCAAAAAGGATTTCCCGGTATTCAATCCACTCCGCATGCTTCTCGGCGCCTAAACGAGCTATAGCATTCGGCATATCCACCCAATCGCACTGGCGGACCAAGGCGTCACGCTGAGCACGAACATCATCCCATCTTATCTTGTGCGGGACAGTGGAAAGCCGAACCTCGAGAGTTTCACACTCATCGCAAGTTAGGTTGCTTCTGATAGTCTGATGAGGGCGAAAGGTCTCACAAGTTGGACACTTGACCCATCCTTTAGGCGTTCCGTGGCTGGACTGTGCAGATGACACGCTGACCTCCTACCGTTGCACTTGTTTCTGAGGCCGATGATTGTGTTTCATATGACACACTGTTTATGTCCGTAACGGCCTCGCCTGTAGCTGGGTTTCTAACCTCAGCCGCAAACGCGGCTCCTGAGTTTCTTACCAAACCTGTATAATTTATTGTGCCTGTTGTCCTGACATTTTGTATTCCGGGTGAGCTTCCTGAGCCACCAGCGCCAAGCTGGCCTATCAAAACCCATCCGCTGCCATTGTGAACAAATACATCTACGTTCGCAAAGCCAAACGAAGTCGTTCCCCCACCTAGAAAATCCTCTTGAAATTGAACATTAACATCAAAATCAAACTGATAGTTTCCGTCAAATGCTTCATCGTTAAAGAATGAAGTCATCAGGCGGTCAAATCCTTCTGACGCACCACTGCCGTCAACAGTTCCGGTTCTTGTCGTGATTGTTCCGGCGGCTCTTTTCTTGGCACTAAGCGTAAATCCGGTTCCGCTGCTATTGATCGCTTGAATGTCATAGACATCAGTTGGATCAAGGCCGGGAAGGTTTCTTGTATCAAAACCTATTTGCGCCGGGATGCCAAAATCAAACCCGTAACTCACGCTCTCACCATCAAGCAAAGCGAAATCTCGGGGCTCAAGAGCTACCGGCCAGCGTGTGGTGCCGGCGCCAACAAATATGCCCGCGCCAGCAGTCAGAGAGCCTGCGACGATCACATCGCCACCAGATACACTGACCACAGGGACAAATTCACCTCCAACGGGATTGAATATTGTGAATACGTCCGCGCCGATAGCCACAGTGCCTTGACTGGTTCCGTCAGCGTTAAACGCCTGAGCCTGAATGAACGCATCAGCGCCCGGCACTGAGGTGTTGATACCCCAACGTGAAAAGCTTCCGTTTGGCTCAAAGACTGCTTCGCTAACCTGACTGACACGAGATGTTTCTTGACCGAAAGATATGTCAAAAGTCCAAAGTTCAGCACGACCGTTTGAGCTTCCGCGATTTACCTCAACTCCGGGCCGCATATAGACCATTCCAGTTCGAGAGTTAATAATCGCATTAACATCGTCCGGTGTAAGCTCTGCCGTAAGTACAAACTCACCTGTAGTGGAAGGCCTTACCCTAGCTCTATTATCTTGGTCTACGAAAAATAATCTTCCACCAATATTCGCTGAGTTCTCATCATGCGCGATACCTACAAGATTGATAGTGTTTGTGCCCGGCACTTCACCATCCCCAACGGTATCAACATAACCAGTTACCCTCATTGTAACACCCTGATCCGGGATGAAAGGAACTTGAGCTTTTGCATAGACTGTTCTTTGCCCAGTCCTCCCAAAGTGAGGCCCAAATCCATGAGGACTGACGCTAACAAAATCTCCAATTGGATTGTCAGCCACCACAGAAGGTGCGCCAGAACTACTTGTTGTCCATTGAGTGTTATCAGCCCAACCAATTGGGAAACTATTTCGCAAGTTTCTGTTTGTTTCATCAGCAAGACTTGCCTCAACAACCCCTATAGCTGTCGACCGAGCTGAAGTTTCGTTTGCGATAGCTGTTTGGTTTGAGACTATGAGCGCGTTATTGTTGTTTGCTTGAGATTGGAGCGAAGAGGTTTCAGACGTTCTTACGGAAACCTCAGTTGCAATCGCCTGTTGGTTCTGGACGATAAATCCGTTGTTACTCGCCACATTGGCTGAAATTACATTATCCGCATTGATGCGAGCTGTTTCCTCATTAGCTATCGCCACAACATTTGATGTTGCTATGGCTTCAGCTCCACCGGAAGGCTTGAACTCGACACGGTGATAATCTGTAACATTCGCATTCACGGTTCCAAGGCTCGCGCTCGATCCGACAAGTACATCACATCGGACAGCTAGAGGCGGAACCTGCACACGCTCATAAAAAGTTCTAACACCTGTTTTCGTAACACTAACGTCACCCTCAGTATCAGGTATGAGCCTTACTCTTGATCTATGAATGGGCTGAACCTGAGCGGCAGCTGCGTCCCTCCATATTAGCAGCACCCCTGAGCCAGTTCCGTCACCGGAAATTTGCTCAAGCGTATACTCAAGATCATAGAAAGCTTCTGGCGTTACATTTGTCGCCTGCCTGAAAGATGTATTCACACCAGCAGGCGCGTTTACCCTGATGACCTGTAATTCTGAAAATGGATCTTCGGAAATTATGGTTGATATACCGGCAGCGTTCTGAGGACTTAACGGCCAAGAAACCGGTGTTCCTGTGCCAACATCACCTTGCTGGAAATTTCCATTATCGATTATCCCCAAACGGGTTGTGCTGGCTATCAGACCATTAAACTGAGACGTTCTGGCAGATGTTTCGTTAGCTATTTGACTTTCAACGTTCAAAATATCTGAGGCGTTTGCGTTAGACGCATCGAATGCAGCTTGTGCATCCGCGATTGCTTGCGTTGCGTCAGATTGAGCTTGAGCTACGGCTACGTTCGCAGCGGCTACAGACATTTCAACGCCATCGAGTGATGATTGAGCTGCGGCGTCAAGCTCAGCAAGCGTCGTTGGACGCCCAACGGTTCTGTCCCATAAAGGGGCGGCTAAAAGTAAGGTCGTGACCTCAGTTGAAACAACAGCCGATCGCGTGTCCATGTATGCGGTTCTGACAAAATAGAACCCCGACTCCGTGATGATTTGTTCCATCTCGGTTGTCTGACCGATGAGCTCAGCGTTAGCGAATACCGCTGTCGACCCTTTGAACACGTCAAACCGAAGCGGCCTTACGTCTTGCGGTGAAATCCATGTTAGCCATGTCTGCATAGCCTCATTATCGGAACGGATAGCAAGACCCGTGACGGCAGGCAGTGTCGCGGTTCCGCCATCGAGAGTGAAGTCCTGCTCAACCCAAGCGCTCGCACGTCCAAGGCCATCATAAGCTCTCACGCGTATGCTGAAATCACCCTGACCGATCGCCTCAAAATCTCGGGCAGTCTCATCATTCCCAACGACGCGCGTATAACCCATAGAATCCGCTTCACGGATCTCACAATCATAACCGGTTATCCGAGGGTCGCGTGCCGGCGTCCAGCTAATGCGGACCGAGGGAACGCTGCTATCGCCATCGATCGCTTGATATTCCAGAACCGATATGCTTCCGGGCATGATGGTTGGCAGAGATCCGGACGGCAAGTCCGTAAATGGCTCGGGAGCTATGTCAGCATTAAGCTCGACGCGCGGATAGCTTGTGGGATCATGGGACTCCCCGCGCACCCGATAACCAAGGCCGTCGTCGAGATCCTCGATGCCAACAACACGGAATTGCTGAAGCCGTACAACGTTACTTTCAATCGCCCATACACCATCCACAACCGGCACCGCTGTAAATGCTTGGTCAACCGTGACTTGGCTATGGCTATCTACACCATCAACCTGAACGGTTTGGAAGCTGACGACGTTGCGTATCTCGGCCTCACCGTTCGGGAGAATGGCATTGATCGTATAGGTTTGTCCGGCCTGTTCGGTGAAAACCCTATCGAGCGTCAAAACCGTAGCCGTGGCTCCGCGCAGCCGCCCACCCATACTGTTTTGGGTCAATCGATCATCATGGACCTTCACAACCTGTCCGGGCTGCGTGAAAGACTGATCAGGGCCGACCGGTATCGTTACTCCATTTGATTGCCGGGCTTGCTCTTCGAGCTTCCACAGACCCATACGCCGAGCTTGTCCAAGAGACGGAGCACCCCAAGCGGTGATCTCACAAGGGTCAAAGCCAAGCCTTTGTATCAGGGCATTGTCGCGCACCGGAACCGGACGAAGCTCATAACCCTCATCGATATCGTTCCACCATACGATGACAGCGCTAAACTGGTCACCGGAATCCGGGTCATCATAATTCAAGCCTTCTCGGCCTATGTTCGCGGGAACCAGAAGAGGTTTATCGGCATCGAGCTCGGGCCTGTCCTGCGTAACCGTAAGACCGTTGGTTCCCCAGAATGCCGCGCCTCGGAAAACAGACGCCATCTGGTTAAATATACGAATTGCCTGCTGGCGTGTTCGAATGATTGCCGAGATGCGATAGCGCGGCTCCATGCCCCCAAGGCCATCTGGAACCATCTCGTTGCAATAAACGCTAGCTTCAAAGAATGACCATTTATCGATCATGCCCTGAGTGAGCTGACCGCCACCATAGAAAGTGTTATTCGCAAGGTCATAGAGGCACCACGCGGGGTCATCGGTGTATGCGGTTTTGAACGTGCCATCCCAAACGCCTGTATAGGTACGCGCCACAGGGTCGAAGTTTGTCGGAACCTGTACGTGAAGGCCACGCCAGTGAACGCTGCGCCGGCGAACATTTGAGCCAAGCTGCTTCAGGTTTGCTGTAACGCCGATATGCGCGATACCCGGCCAATTGAGCTTCGTCTCCGTGACTTCAGTTACGAAATCAAAAAACGTATCACTCTGAATACTGGCCAGATCTTCATCTGGAGAGATTCTTCGAACACGAACATCCCACGGATCACCGCCGGGCGGCAATCTCAGGGAATAATCACGCTGATATGGTGATGTGTTTTTGCCATCAAAGAATGCGCGAGGACTGCCGGCAGGGAATATACTGGTGAAGCCGCCGCCGTCTGACTGGATTTCAATATCGCAGCTAACCTGATGGAAGTTGAGATCACCGTTCTCGGTGTTCTGCCTGTACAATTGCGGCAGGCGCAATGTCACTCTGAGAGTATCAATCTCCGGGTCCGTAACGGTGTGCGTTATAGCGCCACTCGCTTGAGACACCTCCGTATTGATTTGAATTGTCGCTTCCTGACCGGGGAATCCCTCAATATATGTCTGGTTCTCATCACCTGTTCGAACATCGATCGCTACTCCGTTAAAATTCAGAGATCCATCTGGATTAGCAACCGGCGTGTCGTCGAGGAAAAGAGATTGAAGGCCATTCACCAAACCCTCGTTATGGCCGGCCCCGACAACCTCGAGCGTGCGAACGATAGCATTTGACTGAAGCGTGTTGGGGTCTTCCTGCGCCGCCCGAGCCTGACCTCCCCCGCCCTTACCGCCTTTCTGGAGAGGCGTGAAACCAAATCCATTTGTCCAAAATCTTGACCCGCCACCCCCAAAAGTAGTGCCCGTTCCGCCGTCACCAGAACCGAAATAGCTGTCAGTGATATCGCTGACCTCAAACCCGGCTGAAACGACAATCGTTCCAGTGATAACTTCACCGTATATCAGAGGCGCGACATGCCCTTGTGACACACGGTTCGTGGAGCCGTCCGCGATACCGCTTGTGGTGTCCTGCTCGCGCTCATCTGGGTCCGGGGCTTGCGGGCTTGGAGCCAGAAGTGTGAAAGCTGCTGTCACGGCAGCTGCAACTAGAACACCCGTAATTACGATACCCGCGACAATACCTGACGCCTCAGAGGCCGGCATGATGTGGAGCGTCTCTGAGCTTTTGAAAGGAAAACCGAGCGTTCTCTCATCGATAACATCCCCGGTTTCGTCATCCCGCGTTTTGTAGAAACACCAGTTACCATCACGTATGATGCCCATAAATCCGGGGAAATTCGAGCGCAGAGCCGCGACCGCTTCGGTCGGACTCTCAACATCAAAACGATGCTCTTTACCGAATTTCTTGGCCAGCAGGCCATGTAGTTTTACGGTTTTCAAGAGTTGGCTCCGGAGTTAGGTGTCTCTTAGCCGTGTAAAACCTAACGCAAATCAGCACAAGCTAAACGCGCTCTATGGCTTCATGTCCCTCAATCGGTCTGACGAATATAGGGTCATAGTTCATCCATCTCGCGATCGGCTCTTTTTTAGCGAGATGCTTTGGCGCGTATGGCTCAAAATGCGTCGAATGATGATACATCAGATTGTTGCCCAGATAGACGCTGGCGTGATTATGCGTCTGGCTTCTTATACGAAATAAGATCACATCTCCGGGCTGACCCTCAGACGTAGGCACGACCTCAAACCCAGCTTCCCCGAATCCCTCAATATACAAACGCTGGTTTTCTGAGCCTATCCACCATTCCCAATCTCGAACAAATTGCTTCATCAGGATATTCTTCTCGACGAAATACCAATCCCTGATTGCCTCATAACAGTCCGTTATACCGTGCTGAAATGGACGGTCGTACATATCAGGTCGGACAAGGGTATCGCCCCACAAAGCAACCCTCGAGCACGCACCGCCGTAAACTCCCAGAACCCCAAAGGGAACATCGGTGTTTATTTGTGACTGCATATCGGCGCCGCTTGGACAAAAAGGTGCATCTGGGTGACTGTGGACAACAGCGTCAATGATGCCGTCAGCGAGCATATTTCTATACTTCTCTGGCTCCGGTATTGCGAAATGCTTGGGATCTTCAGCGACATTTTTAAGCGCGACGTACTTTCCCTGCGCTATAACGCCTATGGATTCCTCCGGATAGCGGGCTGTGGCATCGAAGCGAATATCGTCTTCGATATCGCGCGGCATAATTTCATCACGGTAAACAAGTTCCATCAGCGCAATCTTACGCGCTCAATCCCCGGAAAAGCAATACGTGGCAGCACAGCGTTGTCACCAAAACGCCTCGTGCAGTTTCTTTCAAACTGAGGACACTCGTCATTTTGCGGTGTCGTTGGGTTGTTATCAGCATCAAAAGATGCCGCGCCAACATAGGGACAAGTCACATTTTCATAATTGAAGTCTCCCGTCGCGGGATCAAATACGCGATAGGTATGCTGGCAGATATCGCGCGTAAGCGTAATCCTCGGAAGGGTCGCATTCGGTCGGTCGATCGGTGCTCGTAATTCCCATTGCACCACCTCAACGTCATCAATTCGGCCTTGGTTGAGAACTCTATTCACCTCATACCGGTCAATCGGCTTATGCTGGGTTCCATCAGCATTAGGGTTCGGGGTGCCATCTCTGAGCTGATCAAGAAAGCGCTCATATGTTCTGATGCGCTTGAATGGCGAGTAACGAAATCCATCAGCCTGCAAAAGCATTGGTGTGAACACCTGATTGACATTGGTTACAGCAAATCTAGGGCGCGGCAGAGATCCACCGGAGCCCGTGCGCCACCCTGTGGTTTGTATTGGCCACGGATTGTACTGAAGGCCGGCGAACGATATCGGCCCTACACCGGTCCCGAGCTCGTTTGCGTTCTGATCACCACCATAAATTCTGATAAAACCCAGCCCATATGATTGAAGATCAAATTCATACAGGGTGATATCGAGACCTAAATTCAATCCCTGAACATGTTCTTTGATGATAGTGACCATATTGCGTTACCCGTTTCGGAATGTCTGCCCTACTTCAACCCGAATAGAAAATCCGTCAACCTGACCGTCCGGTATATTGGTTCCGATTTCAGAGCTTATGACCTCATAGCGCTTCTCGGTACGACCGGGTGCGGTCCACAATATCACATCACCCTCGAGAGCCAGAAAGAAATTCGAGAGCGTCGTATACTGCTCGAGCGTCAGATCATCCCAAGTCCACTGCCATATTTCACGCCTCGAGTTGATACCGCGCAACCCCTGCGCAGCGTAATTCTCACCAAACGTAAAGCTTTTCATGCCGAGGTCTTGCCTCAAACGAGCTGTTGAAATCAGAATATCAGGGAGTTGTTGCATGGTTAAGAGGCCCTTCTCGCACCGGGATCAAGCAAACCACCGTACCGGGATTCCTCTTGAATAACCGACCGAACGAATGCCCGACCAGCTTCTTCTCCAAGCTCGCGGGCCGTATCACGATCGGCGCTCTCAGGCATCTGTATATTGATACCTTCCACCGATATCATGATACCGGCACGCGGTATGTTGTCATTTGCGGCACGCCTCGGCCTGGCCAGATCACGACCCGTTACAAGCCCGCCATCGCGGAAGTTGAGTGTTCTGTTTCGACCGAAATCATTGATCGCCTGAAGAAGCGGCAGGTTACGGCGCGTCGATTCCGCGTTAGCGATGAACTCACCACGGCTCACCCGTACCAGATTACTATCTTCACGCGGCCCCCCTACCCCGCCCAGAACGCCGCCCGGCAATCCACCATCACGAAAATTAGGCTGCACACCCCTGATGGTCGATATGATGCCAGCGGTTTGAGCCGTCACCGCGCCGATAGTTGTGGCGATCGCGGCGATATTACCGGGAAATGGCAAGGACTGAGATTGCTGTATACCCTGAGCGATAGCTGTACTGATAGCGATAGTCGCCTGCGCAATGCCGGCAGCGCGCTGAACCGCTACCAAGCCCCGATAGATACCTGACTGTTCGCCGGCGGTCTGGCGAGCGATATCCGCAAGGCTACCAAATAGGTTCTGGGCGCCCTGAAGCTGATCATTAAGCCCGCGCTGCAAGATAGTAGTTTGCTGTTGGTTTGAGCTTTCAAAGAGAGCGTTTTTGCGTTCGATGAACTCCTGCTCGGTCAAAAGCTCTTGTTCGCGCGCCTCACGAAGAAGCTCGAGACGTTGTTGCGTCTGTTCACGCAGGCGTTCAGCTTCATCACCGACGCCAAGCGCATCAGCGCCAAGGCCGAAGAAGCTTCCACCAAAGCCATCATCTATCCCGCCGCCCTCTTGCGCACGTTGCGCGAGCTCGGCATTACGCCTTTGCTCTTCAAACGCAGACGGCCCCACACCAAAACCAGAAGCCCCCAGCTGCTGATCAAGCCGAGCGACATCGTTAGCGACTTGATTGTCCTGAAGCTCACGATTGAATTCCTGAAGCGAAAGCCTTCCTTCTTCATAAAGGTCTATCAGAGACCGTAAATCATCCTTCGCCTGTTGCGTCGGGTTCTGGGCATTTGTCAGAATGCGATTACGGCGCTCGAGCTCTTCATTTGTCCGGATAGCGGTATCGATCCAGTCAACCTCTGTCTCCGTCAAATCACGCTGAAGCTGGTTCTGAAGCCTGAGAACCTCCGTCATCACACGGGCCTCAGTGCCCACAAGCATCAAAAGTTGAGCCTCCTGCCCAAGCGTATCGAGGCGCTGCTGTATCGTTGCATCATCCCGAGCGGCCTGACCTTCCTCGACGAGGTTACGAATACGCTGTTCTTGGGCCGTAGACAGGCCAAGGAGCGAGTTACGCTCAGCGTCGTATATCTCGGCAAGTATCTCGGCTTCACGCGCGTTCTCGCCAATCAGGGTCGTTTCGCGTGCGATATCTTGAGCTCGTTGCTCAAACGCCTGATTATCTGTCAGCACTTGCTGGCGACGAAGTTCAGCGTCCACGCGCGCGGATTCCTCCGCCGTAAGGTCTCTTTCGAGCTCACGAGCAAATTCAAGAACACCGTTCCGGCGCTCAAGCGCTGCTTCGTTTTCACCGATAGCGTTTGTGAGAGACTGAAGCTCAGAAAATTGCTTATCAAAATCTGGGCTAGCCGCGCTGCCGGCAGAAGGGGGAGGGGGAGGGGGTCTATTCCTCTGGTCCTCAAGGAACGCAGACAATCCGCCAAATTCATCAAATTCAGAACTCGGGTCGAGAGCGGCAATAGCCTCCTCAAGACCATTGATCTTCTCTAATTCCTGTCGCCGGCGCTGCGTGAACTCAAGTATCTTGACCTGACGGTCGCTTATAATCATGCCATTCTGATCAGCTTCAACGGCCAGCTCTGCTTGACGCTCAAGCTCTCTTGTTGCTCGAGAGATGAAGGATGCTTCACTTTCACGTATTGTGCTGATGCCGCTCGGGCCTGTGCCTGCACCAAAGTCCTGAACCTGTCTGGATTCCCGGCGAAGGCCCGTTACGTCAGAGAGAGCCCGAACATCATTCGTTTTCTGAGTTGCTCTTGTGACGGCAAGCTGCGCGCGTAACTGAGCTTGATACTCCCTCAGAAGCTTACGATTATTACCTATCCGGCGCCGAATAGCATCACGCTCAAGCAGCACGGCCTCTGTGGCCTCTTCACCTGTGCTCTTAATGGCCTTCGCCAGCTCTTCATTACGGCGCCTCAATAGGTCAGTATCACGCTCAACACTGCTCGCGGTCTTCTGATATTGCTGTAAAAGCGACTCTGTTTTCTGTATTTCGTCACCGGTATCCTTGGCAGTATCACGCAGAAGCAGGAATGCACCCACGACAGCCGTGACGCCGATCACGACGGGGTTCGCAGCGAGCGCCAACAATCCCGCGCCCAACGTCCTTGCAGCGCCGCTGGCGGCGATCATAGCAATTGTGGAGACCCTGAGCTGTGCCGTTTTTGCGAAAAACGCCTGCGTACTTGCGACCGTACTTGCTACGAGGGTCGAGTTTGCCGCCGCCGCGAGCGCCGTAGCAGCCACATACGCCCCAAGACCGACGACCAAAATATCGGCATTATCGGCTGCGAAACGAAGTGTTGTCGCGAGTCCCTGAGCACCCATAACGAGAGCCTCGGTGGCACCGGCGTTCCCGACCGCAATAATAAACCCCTCGAGGGCTGAACGGGCTGACAATATGGCGCCGTTGAGATTGTCGTCCATCGTATCCGCGATACGCTGCGCCGTCCCATCTGCATTTTCAAGAGACCCTGTAAATTGAACGAATGCGCTATCGGCCAGCTCAGTGTTACGGAATAGATCAATCAGGATATTTGCCGCCGGTCCACCGCGCTGCCCGAACGCCGCCAGAGCCTGCCCGGTATCAATATTCGCGTCCGCCAGAACCTTCAGGGCGCCGGCAAGGCCGACGTTACTGATACTCACTTCATCAGCGGCCAATCCAAGCTCTTCCAGCACACCTTTGAGACCAGCCGCCGGGTTCTCAAGCTCGGCCAGAACTCTGTTGAGACCAGTACCGGCGCGGCTACCTTGTACACCAGCATTCGATAGTGCCCCGATCGCCGATGTTGTTTCCTCAAGGCTCACGCCCAGACCAGATGCCACGGGCGCGGCGAAGGACAACGCATTACCAAGTTGACTAACGCTTGTATTCGCCGAGTTCGCACCGAGAGCCAGAACATCAACGACCCGACCGGTTTCCGCGACATTAAGCTGAAAGCCCTGCAATACGTTTGAGGCGATATCAGCAGCCTGTCCGAGACCCAACGCACCCGCTTGCGCAAGTTGAAGCGTTCCCTCGATGGTCCCCAGAACCTCACTGGCACTGAAACCAGCGCGCGCGAGGAACGTCATGCCCTCAGCGGCCTGCGAGGCGCTGAAGCGCGTTGTACGGCCCAGACGCTCCGCCGTGGCCTGTAACTGTCGAAACTCCGTCTCTGTCGCGCGGGAAACCGCCTGAACGGTTGACATTTGTTGGCTGAAGTCCGCCAGCAGGCTGATGCCGCGCTGAATACCAACACCGAGCGCGGCGCCGCTGAATAGCTTTAAAAGAGTTGATTGGGTGCGCTCGCCTTCCTGACGGACGCCCCTAAGCTCACCTTTGGCCCGACGAGCGCCAGCTCTCACGCCGGCGGGGTCTAGGGTTACATCAATTGGAAACGTGGCCACGGCGCGTGCCTCCCAAGAAAACTGTTATTGATTCCTCGTAGCACGCGCCCTTGCGGCGCGATAGCCTATGTCAATTTCGGTTACACAATCCCAAAATATAGACCAAACTCTTTCATCATATCCGCTAAACTCAAACCATTCTCGAGCTACGGACCATCTAATGTTGCCGTCATGAGAGCGATCGGTATCTAAGTCCCAAAACGCATCTATGATGAAGTAAGATCCCGGCGGCACCTCGGGTTTATCCAAGTACCACTCCGGGAAATCACGATTATATTTTATGTCTTTTTCTATGCGGAACTTTTCTCGCTGATATCGGAGTTGCCATTCGACGGACTTTCTGAGGGCTTTCCCAGCGTTTCAGGCTCTTCATCCTTTTTATCCGTCTGGTTTGGGTTTGTAGCATCCGCGACGATTTGATCAATATTGTCGATAGTGACTTCATCATCGTCGTCATCGTCGTCATCGTCTCCGCTATCGTCATCAATGAAGTTGAGCGGATCTTGAAGCCAGTTATGAAACAGATCATCAAAAGCCCAATGCGGAAGCTGTTTCAGGAAGTCCAATCCAGCCGCCTGAGAGAACTCGCCGGTGGTCGTTCCGTCTTCTTTTTGGTATGTCATGCCTTCCCAGCCGACAAGACAGTATTTCGCTACCAGAATAATGTTCTCAGAGCGATTACGCTGCATCATCTTGGTCGTTGGTTTCTTGATCTTATTGCCGCGCTTGTTCCGACGCGAGCGCTTATCTGACAAAGCCAAGAGAGCAGACGCGAAAGCCTTATTATCCTCTGTGCCGGGCTTGAAGAAACAAGTGATGCCTTCTGGCAAAACGCTAAACTGATATGGCTTCGTGGTCTCATCGGTGATCGTGAGGCCATCAAAGAGCTGAGAGAAGTTGTTTTTCATCTGGTAAGTCCTTTTCTATGGTCAACAATTCATATTTTATTGTTATCCAAAAGGAAACCCCCTGACCCAAAATGATCAGGAGGCTCGGTGTATGGGGCTGGGACTCAGCCCCTCTCGG